AAACAGTAAACGGAACAGTTGATGTTGGTAATTTCCCAGCTACACAAACAGTAAACGGAACAGTTGATGTTGGTAATTTCCCAGCTACACAAACAGTAAACGGAACAGTTGATGTTGGTAATTTCCCGGCAACTCAAACTGTAAACGGAACAGTTGATGTTGGTAATTTCCCGGCAACTCAAACTGTAAACGGAACAGTTGATGTTGGTAATTTCCCGGCAACTCAAACTGTAAACGGAACAGTTACTGCAAATCAAGGAACAAATCCGTGGGTAGTATCCGGATCTGTTTTTACAACTCCTGGGGTCGGCACACTAGATGCTTTTGCAAGACAAAGAGTGAGCGAGCCGTATACCCTTGGAGACTATAAACATCTCTACGGAATAGACCCAAATTTCATAGACTATACATTAAATGGTGGAACTATTTCATTTCAATCAAATAAAGCATGCGCGAGATTGACTACCAGCAGTGATGTTAATAGTAAGGCGATACACCAGACCAAATGCTATCATCATTATATGCCAGGAAAAAGCCAGCTAATAATGTCATCCTTTAATTTTTATTCAAGTACTTCAGGGGTGACAAAAAGAACTGGGCTGTTTGATGATAATAATGGAATTTACTTTGAACAAACCGGAAACGGAACCTTAAATATTGTCTTAAGAAGCTATATTAATGGTGCCGTCAATGAAAATAGAGTTTCTCAGTTAAATTGGAATGTTGACAAGTGCGATGGAACTGGAATTAGTTCTTTAAACTTAGATATTACAAAAACTCAGTTGCTTTTTATAGATTTTCAATGGCTTGGCGTGGGAAGAGTCAGGGTTGGGTTTTCTCATGAGGGTAAATATATTGAGGCGCATCATTTTGATGGCGAAAATAATCTTACTACAGTTTATATGAGTAATCCAAATTTGCCAGTTCGCTGCGAAATATTTAACACCGGAGTTACAACTGGTGCATATATGGATCAAATTTGTAGTACAGTTGTTAGTGAAGGCGGATATGTTGAGGCTGGAATTGATTGGGCGCTTGCAAGTCCCACACCAAGACTTTTGGGCACAGGTCAAACTTTACCAATATTAGCAATTAGATTGAAAAATAATTATAAAACATATTTAAATCGTATGTTAGCTAGACTAGGACAAGTTACAGTTTTCACTGATTCTGGTAACGTTCAATTTTCTATAGCAAAATTACAAAATGCGTCTAACTTAACAGGTGGAGCTGGAGTGTGGACCAGTACTAACTCTGAAAGTGGCGTTGAATATCTAGCTAATGCGACTGGATATACAAATGCAGACATACTAAGCGTTGGGTTTGCAGCATCTGCGTCACAAGGCGGAAGTAAGGCTGGAAGCGATTCAAATGCAGTAATTCCAAGTTCGGCTAAAAAGAACTATATAGTGCAAAATTTTGATTCTACTAACTCGGAAGTTTATGTCATAATTGTTAAAAATATTGATACAAAAGCCACAAATATATCAGCTGGATTACAATGGCGAGAGATATATTAAAGGATAATTAAAATGAAATTAAAAGATAAATGGTTACAAATAATAAATAATATGAATTCTAAGGGAATTCCAATTCCAATGGTTAGGGATGAGGGTAGGGCAAGCGAAAGCCTAACTTTAGTTGTTATAAGCAGTTTGCTAGTAATTATTGGTATTGTGGGAAAATACGGCCTAGACCTTAAAATAGACGTAAATCAGGCCCTACAATTCTTCTATGCTTCCGCTGGGTTACACTTCGGAAGAACGTGGATTAATGGCAGTAACCGCATAGAAGGTACAAATAAAGAAGAAAAAGAGAAAAATACCTCTGAAAACGATAATATTAATACCTAATCTACTTATTGTAAGGTATTAGGGTTTTAGTAAAGGTAATTGAAATGGATGACGTAAGAAGAAGCATAGAACTTCTAGATCAAAAACAAACTGACATGCAAAATCAGTTTCACGATGAATTACGTGAGATTTCAAATTCTGTCGTAAAACAAACGACCCTTCTTGAGGCCCACTTTGATGCAGATTCTGAGATGGCTAGAGAGATCACAGATATCAGCAGATCTTTGCAGGACATTAACACAACTTTAGCAAAAAATAATGTTTTATTAGATAAGCAAGAAGAAAACTTAAGAGAACACATGAAGAGAACTGCTCTCTTAGAAGAGAGAATGGAGCCAATTGAAGACCATGTAAGCATGGTCTCTATAAGCATAAAAGCCATTATTTGGCTAGTCGGTGCAATCGCGACTGTTCTTGGTATTGTACAAGCACTAAAATAATTAAAATACTATTCCCGTATCTCAGACACTTCCTTAGAGATCTGTCTAAAATAAACTACTTCAATTAGAGTGGCGATTAGAAACACGTCATTCTTTTCAACTTCAACCTTATCTAAGGTGCTTGTTAAATATGCAGTTATCTCATTATTTTCCCAATAAGCACCCATTAGGCAAACACCTTTAGAAACAAGATCTTTTGGTAACGAGAAGTCTAAATCTAATTTTCCACCAGACAATGATTTGACAGAAAAAGGAAATCTAACCATCACGCCGTGTTTATCAATCGAAAACGGCAAGATTTCAATATCGTTTACCTCAAATTTAATTTTAGACCCACTTATCTCATTGATCAATTCATTTTTTTCTATTAACACTTGTCTCATTTTAGTTCCTCCACAGTTGTCATTGTAACAGATAATTAATAATTTTCAATCACTTTCTTGTTCCAAATTCTATACCGTTTAGGATAAGAATTTGTGCGCCAAAAAATATTTTTTCAAAGTCTCTGAATTCTAACATTCTAAGCAATGGTTTAAGCTTATCGGCATTTACTTCACCGTACGCAAATTGCGTTACGTCTAAGTCTTCAGGTATGTCCGATGGCCAATGCAATGCTACTAGCCTCCTAGCCAATTTAACGTCTTCTATTGAATTAGAAAATTTCTTAGCTAGGCTAGGCTTTAGGGCTCCTATGTTGTTATATATATTTTCTAATGTACCAAATGACTGAAGAGCTTGGGCGGCTCCTTTTGGTCCAACTCCAGATACGCCTTTGATATTATCTGCCGTATCGCCAACAATTGCCAGATAATCTTGGAATTGATTTGTAGTTATGCCGTACTTCTCTAAGACGGATTGACTCGTGACATATTTATCAGCACCTAAATTATACATAGAAACATTTTCGCCCAATAAACAATTAAAATCTTTATCGCTGCTTACTATAACAACTTCAAGATTTTGCTTTTGTCCTAATTTAACCATAGCATTAATTACATCATCAGCCTCAAACCCACGGCTAGACCAACTTGGATATCCCATAGCAGATATTAGTTCAGGTAATAAATCTTTTTGCCATTTGATATCTTCCTCAAGTGGAGGTCTGTTTGCTTTATAGTTCGGGTCGATGCTTTTTCTGAGCTGGTTGCCGCCCTCTAATGCAAATAGCATATAATCCGGCTTGTGATCTTTTATAATCCCTTGAGAAATTTGGATGAATCCGTGCAATCCCTGTACAGGACGACCTTCAGACGTTGTTAATTGAGATCCATAGATACCACGATAGAATAGATTTGAAACATCAAATACATAAAACTTTTTCATTTTGAAATTCTGTCCTTAATTACGTCTTTAACTTTATCTTTCATATTATCTTTTAGTTGGTAGGCGAGTTTTTCCCAAATTTCCATCCACACATCTCTTGTAAGATCGCCATGCATTTGTGTTGAAAAATAATTATGAAATACTGTCCTCAGCTCATAATCAAATGAAATGGTGTGTTGATCTCTCTTATTCATTTTTGGGGTTTCTCGTATAAGTATGAACGTAGTTTAATTGCAATACTATAGTTTAAATCTTTATAGAGCTTCGTGTACAAATGATTTAATAGATCGTATCCGACTTGATCGCCGATTACTAAACTTATTTTACCATTAAGACCAAGACTAATGCGCTCTCTTTTAACCATTACATCCCAGCTTTTTTGTAAAAACATTTACAATATTGCATATCTGCGTCTTTAACATCCGCCGGGTAGCACTGATCTTCACAAGCTTGAGAAATTTGTTGTTTTGTCTGATAAACACCATAAGCAAAATAGCATATAATAAAAGTAACCAATATGTAAACAGATGCGGACAATTCGCGCTTAGTCATCTTAAACCTCGATATCGTTCTCTAGCTTAGAACCTTTTAAATTTTTAAGTTTTAATTCAGCAACTTGCTTTCTAAGGTGTCTTACCCTTTGTTGTGTTAAAAGATCTAAATCGCTTAATTCTTTTCGTAAAAACAAAATAGAACTAACAACATACGCCATAAATAATAAAACCACAAAACCGATTAAATTAATCATAAATCACCCATGTCTTCATCATATTCGTCAAAAGAATCATCGTGCCAAAAGTCTAAGTCGTCAGCCATATCCTTTAAGTTCTCTAATTCGTTGGCTAATTTCTCAGCATCTTGTTGTTCCAATTTTCCAGCAAACTCTACACCGGTCTCTTTATCTGTTAAATATACATCTGTAATTGTCACTTTGCCTCTTTTTCTGTTAACATAACCATCAACATAAAATTTTTTAACATAATCGCCGAAACAATCAGCCTCAAATGTTAATCTAAATTCTCTTGAGTACATGTAACCTCCTGACAATATAATTATACCTTGCTTTAATGCAAAAGTCAACTAAATTCCAGAACGTTTCTTTTCAGTTTGTATCTCAGACATGCTATATGTAAATTGGTAAGATTCTTGAACTTTTTGGGTTAAATCTTTGATATGTATCTCAACCCATCTCAAATCATCGTTATTTAAATAACAATTATCTTTATCATAGCCTTCAACTGCTTTAACGATTGATTTCATCATACTTGGCTGTATAGTTAATATTTTAGAGTCAGCTGTCCTAACTTGATCTTCTGTAGCCAATAAGTCATTTAAATCATTAAATTTTTTAAAATAAAGAATAGACATGTGGGTATTATGTACTGCTGTAGACTCATCATTATTATCGTAGACTTTTTTAATGGCATCTGTTAAAAAGTGGCAAAAAAGATTTTGCATTAGTAACTTTAAAGAATATTGCTGATCGGGAGTTAACATGATTACGTGGTACATCTCTTGCTTAGCTGAAGGTAAACTATCAGACATATATTCTCCTTTAATTAAACAAATATACCACAAAATTAAATTGAAACTAAATTAAATTCAAACTAAATAATGTGGTATATTATATTACCGGAGGTTTAAATGGAAGAAGTTGGTATCATTAATTTTAGTGAAGTTGGATCTGAAACAGGAAGCATTTTTGAAGGCAAATTCAAAGTAAAAACTTTACTAAGCAGAAGAGATCAGTTTGTTTCTGACGAAAAACGTCGCTTTGTATTGGGCAATGATTCCCAAGCTGCTCCGCCAGCTTTACAAGGTGAAGCTTACATGATTGCTGAATTGTCTGTCAGAATCCTCGAAGCCCCAGCTTGGTGGACAAATTCAAATAGCGGATTAGATTTAGTAGATGAAAATCTTATCCCACTTCTTTTTGAAGCATGTTTAAAAGAAGAGAAAAAACGCAAAGAAGAATTAAAAGATAAAGCCAAAAAAGCTTTAGAGCAACTTGCAAAAGGCTAGTAATGATTACTCAGGACGAACTCCTAGTTATTAAAAACACGGCAATTGCTGACACTAAAAATCCAACTTTTGATAGTTGGTATAGAAGCATTTGCCGCTGGTTTAGCAGAGAATTTAGCACCCCGTTAAAAACGGTATTAGATTATCCGTATGAGTTTGTCCTGCAAAATTATTATGAAGAACAGTTTTATAAACTAGCAAACGGTTCAGAAGAAGAGAAGAAGATCTTTGAAGAAGTTATCGAAGATGCAGTTAGAGGCTCTGTTCTTGACGAAGAGGCTGAACAAGTTTACCTTGAAGATGACGAATGGTATAAACAAGAATTGGCCAATATAGATAAAGAGTTTGATAAAAACCAAGTAGTTGAAGTTAATGAAGAAATACCTTTTGAAGAATTTCAAGATTCTGATGAATTTTGACCTAATCTTATATATACAAGATACAATTAAAAGAGGTTAAACCGTGGCTGCCAAGTTAACATTTTCAGCAGGAATCGAAGGCTTAGACAATGTGAATACATTGTTAAAAGAGGCTGAGTCGCGCCTAAATAGCTTGGGTAATGCTGGCGGTACATCATTTGATGGTATTGACAAAAAAATGCAATCAATCACTAAAGCATTAGAATCTTTGACAAAATCTCAAAGCGGTCTAGGTGGAATAACTAATGCTTTTGATGAACTAACCCGTAAATCGAATGAATTCCTAGGAAAAAGCTATAAAGGAATAATTGATGCTGCTAAAATTGAAGTCAAACACTTCGAGCAGCAATCAGACGAAATTTTAAGAAAATTAAAAGATAATGAGGCGGAATTAGAAAAGTTTAGAGCTAAAAAAGCGTCTATGTCTGAATCTGATTTTCAAGCTGGGGAAGCTCTAAGACAAAAAGAACTTGCCGCTACACAAGCATCTGCTGTAGCAATTGCACAACAAAAACAACAACTTGAGCAACAAATTAGAGTTGCTAGCCCAATAAACGAAAGATTATATTCATCAATGTCGTCTGTTGGTTTAGGCGAATACGCTACTCGTGGCGCATTAATGCAATATGGTCCTAGATTATTGGCTGGAGTTGGTGGAGCTTATGTTGGAGCTGAAAGAGCTTGGGGCTTATACAATGAAGGAAGCATCAGACAAGATTATACTATGGGGACTGATGCATACTTAGCGCAAAGACGTCTGAGACTTGGCGCTGCTCAGGGTGCTATGCAAGGCGACCCAACTGCCTTACTTTTACAAGAATCAGGTGTTGGATTAGAAGCAAATATTACCAATGACCCAGCATATTCAAATATGGTTAGCTCAAAAACAAGATTACAAACTGCCTGGGCCAGAGCTTTACAAGGCGCAGGGGCTGGAGCTGTTGCTGGTACATTTATGGGCGGTCCAGTTGGAACATTGCTCGGTGGTTTAATTGGTGGCGCTGGCGGTTTTTTTGCTGGTCGTGCTACAGAAAAAACTAGAGAACAAATTGAAGCTGAAACTCGTGGCGAATATAGATCTAGAGATTTAGAATTATATGGACTTGCTGGACGAGAAGCTGGTTCAAACAGAATGACTCGTGATGCTGATTTAGAAAAAATCCAAAGGCTTTTGGGAGTGGCTGCAACTGATACTTTGTCTGCTTTAATCAGTAGACAGGGCGTTAGTATGACAAGAGCTAATCCAATTTTAAATGCAATGGTTGCACAAGGTATTAATCCAATGGGAAGAGAAGCTGAGATTGCATCATTTTCATTCGCAAATGCAGCTTATGGATTTAGTGCCGCAACTCAACAGGCACAATTAAGAAATGCAGCTTTAAATAGAATCAGTTTACCTGCTGCACAAGCTGGGTATAATACACTTGGTGCTATATCTGGATTAACTTCTGTTTTAGATCAACCGGCTAGAAGTGCCATGAATGATTACATAGCCGCTCGCGCTGGCCAACGTGGTTTGGGCGAAAGCGAATTGACAGTTGGCGGAGCAGTTGCCGGCGCAGTATCTGCAGTTAACCCTATGTTGCCGGGAGTTGAAAAAACATTCCAAGGCATAACAAATTTTGAAGCATTGCAACAAAGAATGGGGATCGGCGGCGGCGGAATCAATACTATCATGATTCAAAAACTTGCATCAATGGGCATAACAAATGCCTTTGCTGTGGAAACGTTCTCTAAAATGGATTTAACTGCATCAAGCACACATGAAGCAATTTCTAAATATTTGGGCGGCAAAATGTCGCCTAAAGAAGTTGCCGCTGCTTTGGGCTCAAGTTTAGATATAGCTAAAACTGCATTTGCAAGCAGTGTTGGCGCACCTGAATTAGAGAGATTAAATAGAGCGACCGGAAAAGACGTATCAACTTTATACATGACAGGATCTCTTAAAGCTTTTGATAATACAAAAGGCGGAGGCGGATTCTTCGATGTAGCTAAAGCTTCATTCACTCCTCCAGAAGGTTCTAAGCCAGTGGAAGTTGCCGCTGTTTCTGGTGCTGATATTACAGATAGAGGAAGAGCTGGAGTTGAAGCAGGCGCAGATACTGCAATGCAAAATATGTTAAATAAAACAGGCGCTCAGGTATCCGACGCTATAACAAGAGCTGTTATAAAAGGATACCAAAATACAATAGATGAAATACAAAAACTAGGGGCAAAAGGTCCAGTTGGGACAAGTAATGCTCCGCCACAGGTCGTAACCGGACCACAAAAGAATAGATAATGACGGCACCATCTTACCTTTTAACAGCAACAAAAGACAGTGAGGGGGATTTCTTTGAAAGCAGAAACCCTTCATGGTGCGTTGCGTTTGTAAGATTTAAAACTCCAGGCTTTATGTATTCAGGTAATGAAAAGCCATTCGCAGAAAAACCACTAATGGTAGTAGAAAATGATTGCGTATCTGTTTCTATCAATAATTCCAAATCATCATTTGCCAAAACTTGCTCATTAACAATGAAACCGGGTGATATATGGTACCCACACGCAGTTGCCCCAGGTGATTACGTTTTTGTGTGGATGTCTGATCAACAAAATCATATTGACGGTATAGTTGACGCTCTTTTCGGTAAAGGCAAAGTATCTTTAAATGATTGGAGATCTGGACTTAAGTTCTTTGGAAGAGTTTTAAGTGTACAGAATTCTGACTCTATTTCTTCAAGTGGACAAAGATCTATAAATCAAACAGTTTCGTGTCAATCCTTTTTAGAATTAAGCTCAAGTGTTTATTATAGTTTCGTAGCGCAAGATGTTATCAGCGGTCTTAATTCAAGAGATTCTAATCTAGCTGCCCAATCCTTTTTACAAAATGAATTGGAAAAACTAGGAGATTCATTAAATCCTGGCCAAAAAGCAAGCATTCCACAAAAAGGCGTAACAAATGGCATGGACGCAGCTTTAACCAACTTAAGTAAAGCGTTCCTGAATTTCTATAGAGCAAACCCAAGCGGAAGTGGAATAACTGGGGATACATCTCCAGAGGCGATCATTGGATTATTGTTTATTATAACAATGGGTGTTGATACAAGTTCAAACTTAGCCAACAATGTTATACCGGGAGCAAAAGGGGTTTTCTCTGATGCTATTGGAATACCCGATAGCGTAGCTAACATTTTCCATGCGCCAAAGGCTAGCAAATTGTGGCAATTATACAATTTAAACTTGGGCTTACAAAAATATAAAAATACAGGTAAAAATACTTGGGAACAATTCTCCCCAGACTTTACTCCAGAATCATCTGCTGAAGGTGTTTTCCATAGAAGTAAAACTCGCTGCAAAGGGTATGTCCCATTTTTAATGCCACCTATTTGGGACAATAACTCATTTTGGAATATATATTCCCAATTCTTAAATCCAGTTGTAAACGAAATGTACACTGTATTAAGGTGCAATAGACAAGGACAAATAAGACCTCATTTAATAGTTAGAGAGAAACCATTAAGCACCGGGCTATTTCCATATCTATTAAAAAAGGCTCCAGTGTTACAAGAAAAGAAAGCTGGATCTCCAAAAAAGAAAAGCATTGCTGATCAAATCAAAGATAAGATAGCAAAAGAGAAAGAGAACAAGGTTCCGAACACTTCTGATATGGCTAAAACTTATGAAAAGATAGCAAAGGTTGCTCCAGATCTAGCTGAAAGAACAATGTTCGGAGAATTGCCGCGTTGGATAATTGACGAATCTGTCCTTTTAAGTATTGATACAGCATCAAGCGAATCTAATAGAATTAACTTTGTTCAAGTTTGGGGAAGAAATAGAGCTGCTGAAATATCAGGCGGAGCTGTTAGCCCTGAAACAATGAAAAGAGTTCAGTTCCTAAAACCGAACTATGTATCTGATGATGGGGACATTAAACGTCACGGATTAAGAGCTGATATTACTGAGACTAATTACGACGTTGCGTCTGATGACTTCGGAACCATAGTTGATATATTAGCTAGACAAAGAGCTGACTGGCTATTTAATGGACACCTAAAACATTTCGGATCTGTGTCATTGCAAGGAATTCAAGAGCCAATCTGTGAAGGAGATAATCTCCAAGTAAGGGGAGTCCTATTCCATATTGACGCAGTTTCTCACACAGGATCTTTGGATGCTTCAGGAAGAAAAATGTTTAGAACAGTTTGTCAAGTTTCAAATGGAATGATAGCGTCCTCAGTTAGCGGAATTCCACAATACCCAACTGGCAATATAGATTTTGAAACTACTAACTCTATGATTGATCAAAATAATTTACCAGGATTTACTGATATACAGTACACGGGCGCACGTAAGAACAGAGATGATGAAGGTGAGTTATGAAACTTAACGGATATTATTTCGGAACAATAACAAATGTTTATGCGCCAAAAGATAAGATCAACTCATCTGGCTATCAGTACCAATACCAAGTTCTTATCACAGCGGATGAATATGCTCAATTACCTTGTCGCTGTATACGTGGCGATGTATTCGGAACAAATGATGATTTCGAGGATATAGTATTAGAAGTTGGCGCTAAGGTTATGGTTATGTTTCCACGCGGAGATACTTCACTTGGAATTATTCAAGGCGGTACCAGGCATTATCCAGCTAGTCAAAATGCTAGCTTAGGAAAACATTGGCGCAATAGATTTAATAGCATTGTTAGATATATAGACAAAGACGGCAATTATTCTGTCACATCTGATTCTGGACCTAGTTTTAAATTAACTAAAAATACCATAGAGTTAAATGATTCTGTTGGCGAAAAAATAGTTTTAGATAAAGCAAGTAATACTATTACAATAGATGCCAAAGATTTAAAGATTAATATTAAGAATGCTATGTCGGTTACAGTGGCCGGAGATGTTACTTTAAACTGTAAAAATGTAGATGTAACTGCTTCAAATAATGCAACAATTACTGCAAAAGAGATAAACTTAAATGGCGATATGGGCGAAGTGTTAACTACTAAGACTATGCCGCTAGTAGATAATATCACTGGTCAGCCGTCAATTGGTGTTAGAAACGTAAAAGCTGGAGGCCCATTTTAATGGCAATCATTCCAGACGTTTTTAGTAACATGATTCAAACCAATATCAGAACTAATATGACAAAAATTAGTGGATATGACCCAATGGCCCAAGAAAATCCAATATACTTTACACAAATGTGTCAATCAATTGGACGGGGCATAGCAGCATCAACTACGTCATTGTCTTTCACAACTTCAGATAACGGATTTACTTCAGCTCCGTTAGTTCCGCCAGGAGTTGGGACTGGATCTGGGATAATAGTAGATCAAAATCTTATCAGCAAGAATATATACAATTCTGCTAGAGATGCTATTGTTAGTAAGTACGGTGGGACTATGCACGATAGCTGGCCACCTAAACCAAAAAACTCTGGGGAATATTTGAAAGCAATTTCTGATGGTATAGCAAAAGCTGTGAAAGAACACTTTGCTGTAGCTTGGACGTTGAATTCCACTCATACTATTATATATTCAGGATCAGGCCAAGTTGACCCACTTTTAAACCATAAATTCACTGGAATTATGCCAGATTTAGTTGGCACAAGTATTCAAAGCTTTTCACCTAATCTTAAAGGTGAGTTCTGGCCAGATTTTTGTAATGCGATAGCTAAAGGTTACGCTGATGGTGTTATGTCAAGCGCGAAAGCTAACGTAACAATAATCGGTGTATGTATACCACTAGTTCCTCCAGCAGGAGCGCAAGTGTGTGGATTGCCGGCAGTTGGCACAGGAACGGGAGTTGCAATTTGAGTACCAATAACTTATTAGGCAAAGCTGGGGATTTAGCTAAGAAAACACTTAGCAGTACTGCTGCGTCTTTGCAGGGTAAAAAACCAAATAGTGCAATTAGTGGATTGTCTACGGTAGATTCATCTACTGTTATGTCGTCTGATACATTCTTCCGATTCTCTAAACTTAACAATACTAACTTCAATAAGTCTCTTTCTTATGAATTCCAAATAGTTGATAAGTCTAAAGGTGTTATAGCTGTATATACTTTTCCAATTCCACCACAAGCTATTCAAAAGAGCGTACCTTCAACTGAGACATTAGAAGCAACAATGAAGGGAATATACAGCACAGCAAACGGTGCTCCTTTCAGACAAATATCTATAGCTGGGACATCTGGGACTATACACCCAACTGCTCCAAATTCTGCTGCTAATAATGCCGGAACTAGTGATATTCTTAAGTTTGCATTTAAAAATACTATCAAATCTATTGACAATCTTCAAAACCAAGCAAACGCAGCTCTTAATGCTGTTAAGGTTGCTTTTGGTGCTGATGCTGCATTCAATGCCCCACTTAATTATTCAAGTGATGCTGGCCTATTAACTGGATACCAAACTATCCACGATATGACCAGATTCTTTGATTATTATTTGGCCGGCAAAAAATTAGCTGCCAATAAAGGTTGGAGACTAGTGTTTTTAATGAACAAAGACAATGAGTATTACGCTTGTTCATTAAATAGTTATTCTATTAATAAAAGTGCTGGAACTAATGAGTATAGCTACAACATTAATCTAATAGCTTATAAAAGGTACCCAAATGTCAAATCTATTGGCAAAGTATCTATACCAAAAGCTCCATCAAAACCAGTAACTAACAAAATGTCAGCAGCCCTTGTAGCTTTAAGAAGAGCTAGAGATACTGTGGCTGGAGTGCATGGGGTATTATCTGGTATTAGATCTGACATACATGATTCTTTAGTAACTCCAATGGGTCAAGCTACTGCATTTGCTAGGGAACTTGGATCTGCAACTAAAACAGTTGGCGATTACGTTTGGAATTCTACTTTTATTAAACAAGATTTAAGAGAGCCACTAAGACAATATTTCAGCAATTCTTGGTCTGTTAATCAAGACGTTATTATAACTATTGATAGAACGTCAGCATCTAATGACATAACTACTGCTACAACTAACAGTAAGTTAAACGATGGCCAACCGGATGACTACACAAAACCGGGCGATAGTTCAGACCCATTTGATGCGTTCTTAGATAATGCTGTTAAGCACCCAGAGATATTAGATAAAATTCCAATGGAATCATTGACTCTATCACCAAACGAACAAGAGGCATTAGATTTAATAGATGCATCAATTGATTCTTTAACATCTGCTGATATGATCGCTAAGCGTAAAATGGTAGAAGATTTTTCTAGATCTATCTCTGAATCATTCGGTGGCGGTTCATCTAGTTATAACTTATCTAAAGGATATGGCTCTGTTACTAAAACGTATAAAAAGTTGACAACTGATGATATTAACTTATTGAATGAATTAAATAATGCAATAAGTGCAATGGACTCCATCATAGCTGTAATGGATGACACTGAAACAACTCAAGATGATTACTTTAAATTCTATTCTGACTATGCTGTTTCAAGTGGCATTAGATTTGAACAAAACAGTCAATCAAGATTCCTAGTTCCTTTTCCATTAAACGGAACATTAGAGCAAGTCGCAATGAAGTATCTTGGTTCATCTGAGCGTTGGGTTGAACTAGCTGCATTAAATGCTTTAAAGGCTCCTTATGTAGATGAAGAAGGTACGTATGTAACTGTAACTTCTTCAGTTGGTGGAGACACATTATCAGTAGCTTCTCCGTTTGGATTCTATGTAGGGCAAACTGTTGAAATCTCTTCTGATAACGAAAGAGCGACGGTGAGAAAAATTAAATCAATAGACGTAGTTAATGCTATATCTACTCTTTTGACATTTGAGCCGGGCCAAACACTACTAAGTATATATAAAGTATCACAAAATGCTAAGATAAAAGTCTACGCTCCGGATACTATTAATTCAAGTATGCTTATAGCTATCCCATCTCTAATTCCACCTAACTTCACTTCAATGCTTAAAACAAGCCCAGAAGTGTCTGATTTAACTGGTATTGCTAGAATGGCTAAGGTTGACTTTTTACTAGATCAAAATGGTGATATGGTATTCTCTAGTGCAGGTGACGTTAAACTTGCTTACGGTATGACCAATTTAATCCAAGCAGCATTGATGAAAATTAAAACGAATACAAATACTTTACTACAAGATCCAGGGTTTGGTAATCCGGTACAAGTTGGTCAGCCAAACTCTGAAATAGATGTTAAAGAGGTTATGAGATCGTTAGAGCAGTCATTTGCCAATGATCCAAGATTTGCAGGTGTTTCTGGCGGAGAGGTCCAGCTTAAAGGAACCTCTATTGATATTAAATTATTGGTAGAAATCTCTGATACTAGCATATCGCTTCCTATAGGCGCAGAAATTCCTAGATAACCTAATCTTACATCTATAAAGACAATTAGAGGTTATCATGCCAAAACTTCCTGAATTAAGGTCGAAAGAGCAAATTGCTGGTGAAATTCTAGATTCTGTTAGAGCTAGAGTTCGTAAAGACATTGACATCACAGATAATTCTGTTTTGATGCAATTTATTGAAGCTATTGCACAAAATTTATTTAAATCTAGTGCTGATATTATCACAATGATCGACTCTAATTCAGTTGATAGAGCCACAGGCGAAAGCTTGCAAAGATTGGCCTTAGATAGAAACGTACCAATACTTTCTGCTATGCCGGCAACTGGTCGCGTCACTATTACTGATACAACCTTTACTAAAATCTCTACTTCTATCTACCCTGGCCAACCAGCTCCTGTTGCTGGTTCAGTTAAGATATATGTTGCTGACGCATCTAAGTTCTCTTCAACTGGTGGACAAATCTATATTGGAAGACAAACTAATAATGTAGAAGGCCCATTGACTTACACTGCTGTAACTCCAGAAGCTGGTGGAGCTTATTGGTCAATTACTTTGGCTGGAACTTCACCGACTACTAGATATCACAATATCGGTGAATCAATAGTTTTTGCTCAAGGTGGAAATAGATACATTCAAGCTAACACAACTTTACAAACAGCACAAGGTGCATCTGTATCTGCGGTCGGCTTTATTACGACTTCTGCTGCAACTATTTTAGACGGTGAAACATCCATCTCAAACGTTCCAGTCAAGTGTTCAAGTCCTGGCACTTTGGGTAACATTGCTCGCGGTGCGCTTAAAGAAGTTCTCGGCTTATCTTTTAATGCAGTATCTTATAATGATTCAGCTTTTTCAAATGGATCTGATGCAGACTATGACGATGTTATCAGAGATAGAATTAAAAAGTATGAGCAGGCTAAAGCTAAGGGTATCGAAGTAGCTATTCAGTACGCGTCAATCGGCGTTACAGCTAAAGACGAACTTAAGAAAGTTAAATCTTCATCTATAGTTAGATACCCAGATAACTCAAGCGAATTAGTATTTGATGATGGTAGCGGATATGAGCCAAACTTTGTTGGTTCACCATTTGAAACTGTAGTAGATCAAGCTGTGGGTGGAGAGAAAGAACTCCAACTAAGACAAAAGCCAATTGCTCAAGCTAGATTAAAAAGTGCTGCGATCTCACCATTTTACGTAAATGACTTATCATTTCTAGCAGTAGAGATTGATGGCGTTGAAACTCAACACCAATTTAAAGCTACTGATTTCAAAGTACTTAGTTCTGGTACAGCGGCAGAGATTGCTGCATCTATCAACGGTAATTACAACCTTAATTTCTTATGCTCAACTTTTGGTGGTGGAGCTAATGTAGTTATTTACCCCAAAGATCGTTTCTCTAATAATATCAAGATCAAAACACCGATCTCTGGTGAGAATGCTAATGATATTCTACAATTCCCTTTAAATGAAACAACTACACTAAGACTATACAAAAACGACTTGCCTTTATATCAAGATGGATACGAAGCTGAGGTTTCTAGTTTATCAAAAAGCTTATGGCAACCATCAATTACTGCTGGAGATACATTAACTTACCAAGTTGACGGTACACCTGCAGTGACTACTACGTTTACACTTGAGGCATTCCAAGCAATCGACATCTCTCAAACAGTTTCATCAAGCACTTCTATTGACGTGTGGGCTCAAGTATGTAATAACTTAATGCCTGGCGTTTTAACATCTGTTGTTGGCGATGTGCTTGTATTCAAATCAGCTCGTGGATTTTCTAACTCTGCGTCAATTGCTATTACTGGCGGAACTATCATAGGGAAATTATTCTCTACTTCTGCCACTTTATCTAAAACAGGTAAATCATCTGATTATACTTTAAACAAACAAACTGGTCAACTATCTTTAACTACTACTTTAGTTGCTGGCGATAAAGTCACAGTTGGATCTCAATATACCCGTGGGAATTTAATTACTTCTCAATTATATACTGGACCAGCGGCTGCAGGTAAACTTTGGTTAATAGCTGACGGTTCGGTTGAATCTATAGTAAATGGACTCAAAACTGATACTTTGATTACTTTCTCTAAAACTGGAACTAAACTAACAATTGATGGCCAATCCCCTTCTGCCGTACCTGAAGGATTTGAATTAGCTAAAAAAGGCGATTGGTTAGTTGTATGGGCAAACGATACAGACCCATCAGCATTAATAAACAACCAAGGTTTTTGGAGAATTGAATCAACTGCTACAGGTTCAATAACTGTAGACGACGGCACAACTGTTAGAACTCCAGGCTTTACTACTGTATCTAGCGATAGAATATTGATAGTAAGATCTGACGCACCGGTGCAAGAGCTTAACTTCACTGCTGGTAGTTTGTCTAATTTCTTGACAGAAGTATCTAATCAATTAGTTGGCGTTCAAACAGACGTAATCGGAACTCGCGTTAGACTATCAACTAAAACGCTAGCTAATGACGGTGAATTATACTTAGTTGCTGCAGATGCTAACGGTGGAGCTTTGGGTTTAACTAAAGATCTAGCTATGGCTAATAGTCAATCACATTTCGGATTCGTAGCTACAACTGATGGCGAAGTTAACGTACCTTCATTTACTTACGGAACTTTAGGCTCTGCACTATCTGATAGCACTTTTGCATTTCCAGACCCTAATGTAGTTAAATCTTTTGACGGCGACTTCATTGAGATACTAAATAAAAACGGTAACATATCTTCTCCATCTGATATAATTGATTCTAACAAATCAAGAAGATCATTCATGACTAATTATGTTGGCGGCTTAGCTAGTTTTAAAGTACCGCAATACATGAGATCTGGCGAATCTTTAATGCAGCAAGACGATAGATTCTTTTTGAGAAAACCTTACATGTTTGATTCAAAAGATACTGTTGGCGTTATCGTTGATAGTGACCTGTCTACAAAGACTTATGCATTACCTGTGTCAAGATTATTGACAGTTTCAAATCATTCAACTCCATCAACTGCAGACTTCTCTGCAAGCGATGCTGAGTCTTCTTTAGCTATGAATGACCCAGCTTCATTCTATGATTTTGATTTCAGTAACTTCAAAGTACACAGACAAGCTAGAACAGTTCTAACTAATGGAACTTATTCTATTTCAATTAAAAACATTGATTATGGACCCCAAGGAAATAAAGTAAGAGTTGGTTTCGTCTACCCAGACGGATCTTCTCAAACTGAACTAAGCCACAGCTTTGATACATCAGAATTATCTGACATCAAAATTACTCTACCTGTGGGTGACATCAGAACTCCTAATTGGGATTATACTACTTCATTCAGCGTAAGTAAAACAACTACTGGTGGAAAAGACTCAATTACATTTACTTATAGATCTGGAACTCAACCAGATTTCAGCGTTACTGGCTCAAGCGTTCTTTTGGGCGACATCGTTACAATCTCTGCTAATTCAGATTTCTTGTCTGTAAACAAAGGTATAACTGGTAGAATCTCAAACGTAACGGCTACTTCTTTTACAGTTCAAATGCCAACTGGCGCTTACGAAAATGACGATACTCCTTTATTGGGTTTCTTAAATACTGGGGCAACAACTCTTTGCACGACTTCAGCTAGCCACAACTTAACAACTGGCCAAAGAATTGGTATTTGGAACACTGACGCAAGTTATGGTTCAACGTATCCATTTAATGAAACTAGTATTGTTACTGTTTTAAGTTCAAACACTTTTACTATTAATACTCCAACTGCAGTTCCTAGCAGCCCTATACAATATGGCACACATATTGCTGGAACTGTTACGTTAAATACAAGTACACCACATGGCTTTACTGCAGGTAATCTAATCTTAGTTACTGGCGCTGGTGGAAGTTATGACGGTTTATTTACAATTAGTGGTATACCAACTCCTACTCAAATTGAATACTCAGTTGCTGGAGCTAGCTCTCCAATTAGTTCTGGAAACATTTACTTCCAAAGTGCGACTGCTTCAATGGCTAGATCTTTAGGCGGAAATGCTGGCAATAACTTACAATTCTTTAGCGTAACAACCACAGCTCAAGAAGTAGTAGATTACATTTCTAGCAATCTTTCTGATAAGTTAGTTGCAACCTCTATTGGCAATTCATCTGCTGTTATTAGTATATCTACACAAGATCTTGGTCTTGCAAGTAACTATATCAACATTAGTGTTGACGGAATGAACTTCTACGCTAACTCTAGAAAAGCTTATTTAAAATCTACTAGTGAGATATTGGCTGGATCTTTCATTAAACTATCTGGCACAATCGGTGAGCCAAATGACGTTGCTATTTTAGCTAGTACTTATGTAGTTTTAGATTCTTTTTATGATGTTTCAACTGGTAGATACTTTGCTGAAATATGCTTACCTATCGTATCTGTGGCCACTTCGTCTCATGCGGTTACTGTTACTGCTACTGGGTCTTTACCACTTAGAACTATGGTTGATGGCGAAAACAGCGTACTAATCAGTAACTTAAGCTCAGGTCCAGCAATCCCAATGTTTGCTATGAAAAAATCTTGGTCATATGCACCTGAAATAGGCGAAAACCTCAAGTTAGTCGCTGTTACTAATGACCATTTAAATAGATTCTGGAACAAGCTAATAGTTACTGGATTTTCTAATACCGGTAACATTGCTCAATCAAGATATGGCAGAGATATGCAGCTTTCAACTAAAACGTTTGGTGGCAATGGGTCTGTTCAAATTACTGGCGGAACTGCTAACTCAACTGACTTAGCCGTACAATCAGGCGCGACTGAACTTAACTATAAACTTGGTTTACTCAAAGTTCCATACGAAACTCGCCAAGGTTTATTGCCTAACCAATGGATTAACGTATATAATACCGTTAGACAAAACAAAGTATTAAACTTCGATAATACTACCACTATTAAATTATACACTAATGGCGTTGAGATAACTGCTGGTTCTGGTATATTCCAAACTCCTAAAACTGTTGCGGCAACTGACCTTACTTTGCTTAAAACTGAAAAGCATGGGGATTTCTTAGCGATTATCCCTGTTGACGGCTTGTTCAACATAACTGCTGGCGGAATCACTGAGGGCGACTGGGTAAGATTTAAAAACATCCAAGCAACTGATTGGTCTGTGTCTACTTTCTATCCAATCGGAAGTTATGTAAACTATTTAGGAATTCGTTATTATGCTATATTGGCTAACAACGGACAACAACCTGATATCAATCCAAACAGTTGGGAACGTAGAGAATTCAACCAAGCTAACCAAGGTATATTCCAAGTTGTTAGAACATTTGGTAACTCATTCTGGATTAAACATTCAAATGCAGTTGAAGAGACTTTCTTTTTAGGAAATGCTAACAACATACAATTTTATTCTTATGATTCTGTTATGCCAGGCGACACTGTAGTTATTACTACTGATAACTTTGGTACGCAAAACATTGGAAGATATACTGTTTTAGATGATTCTACTACTACATCATTCCCAACAGCGACTAGACTTTATACAACTGCAATTCCAACCGCCGTTTCTTCTTTGACTTTAGGCGGAGACTATTCTCAGTTTAACGTAGAAGAAAAAGATCCAACTTCTTTGTGGAAAAACATAATGGCATTGGGCCCAGCTAATTCTCAATTGTATAACATCATTGTTGATTCTCCTAATTTAATCACTAAAATATCTAACTCATTAGGCGCTGGAATCTCTGTTAAAGGTAAGCTTGGTTTCACTACTTCTGCAGCTTACGGTATTGATGGATATCAAAGTTATAAAGGTTTGATCCAAGAATTAAACAGAATCATTTACGGAGATCCAACTGATACAACTAATTACCCAGGCGTTAGAGCTGCAGGTACTTCAATAGGCATTAAAGAGGCGATTCTTAGACGAATTACTGCTGATTTTGTGGTTAGAGTTAAATCAGGCGTTCCATTCGGTGAGATCAGAGACAGGTGTAAAGCTGCAGTAGCTGGGTATGTCAATTCTTTAGACGTTGGTGAGTCAGTAAGTATTTCTAGCATGATAGCCGCTTGTGGTTCAATCCCAGGGGTTGTTTCGGTTGCTGTGACTTATCCGATTTATGATTCATCTAATGATTTAATTACAGTTGCTCCAAATGAAAGAGCTTTTGTTTTAGATACTAGTGATATTAGTATTTCGGCATTAAATTAACCTTAATCTTTTAGGTATATGGATAAATTAACTCAACTTAGACAATACATAAGTAATTGGATAACAGGGCCCAACTCAGAGGCCCTACTGCAAGCTATTGCAGACCAGTTACAAAAGCAAGATGATTTATCCGTTTCGGTAAACAATCAATTATATAAATCAACGGCAGAAGATATCTACTTGGACAAACAGTTTTCAGAAATTGGAATAGTTAGACCACAAGAACTTGGGATGTCGGATGTAGCATACAGACAATTGGGTATATCTATTAATCAATCTAAACAGGTTATAGAATCAATCCATAATATTCTGACCACGTTCTATGGGAATGAGGCAGTCAGAGCGCATGTAACATCCGGTGTCCCAGGCTCTTATTCATTTGAAGCTGGTGATGATTTAATATTTGAACTAGAAAACGGTGAAGCGCTAACTCTTACCTTGATCGGTGATGAGTTTGAAAATATTCAGAATGCTACCCCAGGTGAAGTGGCCGATATCATTACACGATTCATCAGACAAAATGGCTCTAATGGATTTGCTCAAGTTTACACTGACCAAGATACACAATTACAATATGTTGAGATATACGGTGGGGCAAAAGGTCCTTTTTCTTATATTAAAGTTCTTGGCGGCAAGATCCAATCTAAATTAGAATTTCCAACAATGAGAGCAACCGTTTTAACTTATAATGACACTGTTTGGGAAATAACTAGAAACGTCGGTTCAACTCATCGCTTCCGCTGGGTTTCTGGCTCTGCCCCACTTTTAGATAAAGTATTAGTTGGCGACACATTGTTATTATATGGACCACAGTTTGAAACTGCTGGTTTCGTTGGTACTTACACTATTACGGCAGTTGTTCCGCCGGCTAACACTATTTCATATAGTGCTGGGTATTTTGAGTTTTCTATGGAAGGCAACTCTCCACTAGCATCAAGCACACCCAACTTGCCGGCACCGATTAACACTCCGTCTAAAACTTATACAATTACTCTTACGCAAAGCTCTTATGATGATTTGAAGTTTTTCTTACCTAAGAAAGCGACTCCTTATTCTCAGATGAGATATTCGTTAGCATGGGAGCCACAGGATTCTTTATTAAAAGTTTACATGCCGGCTACCACAAATGTGGTTGAAAGAAACTTGATTGGTGCAGCTCACTTACATTTAAAATATGGTGATAGTGAATTAAACGGATCTTTCGGGTCAGCTACAGTTGATTCAGAAAAGGTTCACGTTGTTTCTTATAATACTGTTAGGTATCAAACAAATGGTTACGATGTTTCATCTACTAATGGAACACTTACTTGGGATTCTAATGTAATAGACATAGAGACGATCACTAGAGAAAATGGTTACGTAACTATTATTACTAAAACTAATCACAATCTTCCTTATGGCGTTATCAATGGAATGCAACTAACTGATAAGATTATTGGAATTCAAACAGTTGTGGCCACAGACGATACAGCAAATTCGTTCCTAGGACCTTATATTGTAAACTCTGAAAACAAGTTTACTTTGACGTCTACAATGGTTAAGTTAAGAGAAAAGGTTTTAGCTGGGGAGAAAAGAAACACGCTTTTAATTGAAGGTGTTTTGCCTAATGAGCAAGGTAACTTATTGTTTTCATTAAACCAAGACAATGAAGAGAGCCCAGTTAAATACATCGCAGCTCAAACTGCTTCTGGTGTTGCTGCTGTAACAATAAGCTCTATATCTCAGGTTGGAAATACTGTAACTGTTACAACTGCTAGTTCACATGGCGCTGTTGTTGGCCAAGACGTGCTAATAGCTGGCACAACTAATTTCAATAATTCTTGGACGGTTGAATCAGTTCCATCTGCTAATATCTATACTTTCACTAATCCAGTATCTGGTACTTTTTATGAAAATTCTGGGACATCAACTCCTTTAGTTGAATCTGCTGTTAGTACCTTAGTTATGGATTCGTCTTATTCTTTTAAATATACACAAGAAGTTGGTACAGACATAACGCTTCTATCTGACATTATTGCTTATGAGCCAGAAATGGACGGGTCAGATTATGCTCCGTATATCACAGGAACAAGTGGTGGAAGAATTTTTGCCAACGATTTAATTATACAAATCACGGCTTTAGGTATTAAATTAGAAGTTATTATTATTTATCCTGGCGATGTTGGTCTAGGTAACGCAGGCGAATCTCTTGTTAGTACTGATACAAAGGTTAGCGATGCTCTATGGGTGTGGGGTCCTGAATGATGTCTTCTGATGAATACACTATTAGATCTTTATATGAGGCTGAGCTTTATAAGTACATCAACCTTGCTGAAGAGCTTAGTGATTTAGAAGACTTAGGTCCATACGCAGGAAACATTGATGATATTAAAGATGCGTTATCGCGTTCACGGGAAAAGCTTAAGATTATCGCAAACTTAAGCAAAAGCAAGTTTGGAATAGATTTTGGTACTATTCCACCTTACGTTAATTTTGGAGGTAACGCATGACACCGAAAACACATACTGGCGCGTCGCTAGTTATGCGCGTGGCCTATGAATCAGGCGATGAAAAAACTATTGGATTCGTTAAGAATTTGAACTTCTCTGTTGTAAATGGTCAGAAGGTAACTTATGGAGTTGACTCAGTTTTACCTACTGAAATAGCTCAAGGTGCGGCTGCATCTTTTGTTAAAGGGTCAATGACTATATTCTTACCAAAAGGCTCGACAGTTGAAAGCATGGGGCTAGTTCCCCACAGACAAAAATCTGGCCCATCATCTAATGATGTTGAGGGCGGAAAACAGAGCAATAACATTGCTGCTTTATCTAAATACATGCACATTAGAATATACGACAGATCTACCCAAAACCTAGTACTTTCGGCTGATTATTGTAAAATTGGCTCATATACTCTTGGGGTTTCTGCCAAAGGATTAGTTGAGGTTGCGCTACAGTTTGACGGTATGTACGCCACTCCTGGATTTGCAATTTAGCCTAATCTTATAGATACATAAAATTCGAGGTATTGCCGTGAGCGTAAAACGTAGACTAAATTTTTTTAGTGGTGCAAGATTAGATGTTTCTCATGTAAAGAGCATCGAGTCTTCGGTTGCATATGATTTTGATTCTTTTATCCGAGGTATGGTAACTGGTTTAAATAAACCTTATCTTATCAGAGGATTCAGAATAAAAATTCCTCAAAATGCAATTGCTGCAACTAACCTTGAAATAGAAGTTTCTGATTCAGCAATCTTACATTCAACTGCATCTGAATCTGGAACAATCTTGACCGTACCTGCTGGAACTGCAAACGATATCTTAGATTCAAGCAATAATAAAGTTATCGGTTCATTCCAATCAGGTGTTGCGAACTATGTCTCTTTGGATTACAGACGCGTTACAGATACTTCGACTATCGACGCAATGAGCGGATGGTCTGCATCTCAAAAATTAGAATACCAAAGAAGCACAGCTATCGGTAAAGTATTAGAATACCGTTATATTATTTCTCCAATTGGTTTCAGTACTTATTTACCTCTATACATAGTTTATACTGATGTTAACGGTAAAGTTTCTTCTATTACAAAAGCAACTCAAAACTTATTTCGTTTAGGTTCTGGTGGAGCTAACCCAGATCCAGCTAATTCTTTCAACTGGGGCAACTTAACAAATACCCAAACATTAGATGGAAGAAAAGAATGGACTTCAGACGTTGTTGGAGCTAATCCAGTTTCTGTAACTCCTGGTAAAGACGTTCAAGCTTTTGACTACGGTGATTTTGCTATCAAAAATCTTAAGGATTGGATGGATAGCATCATGACCCGATTAAAAGAGATAACTGGGTCAAACTACTGGTATACAAACTCTGTTGCAGGTTCTGGTTCACCAACTATTAATAGCGTTTGGTGGGATTCTGTTGGATCAGTTTTAACTGGTTCTGGCGCTATTTCTTACAACTTAGTTTTAGAGACTACTACTCCAACTGATGGTAACTATCAGTCATCATTCACTGATTCAACTGTTTTATCTGGTGATGCGTATGTTGAGGGTGCTACTTCTGGTGTTAAAGCTACAGTTACTTCATTTAATAATAACAGCACCTTAATTAACTCATTGACTTCTGCTGGTTTTGTTTATTCAGAGAGCTTAAGATTCAGACGCAAGTTTAGACCATCTTCTGCTAGCTGGCTTTTAATTGATGAGCCACATAACACAGCTAGACTTGGTACTTTACAAAGAAAATCATCTAGCACTACTGCTGGTAATATCAATAGCTGGAGTTATGAGAACGTAACTAACTCTGTATCAGATTTTTCGTTTTCTTTAATTAGTATCAATGTTTCTAACATCGCCAACTTCGCGCCTGGTCAATTCATTAAAGTTTCTGGCATTTCTGCAGCAGATGATTCAGCTACTGGAACACACAGAATTTTAAAGATCCAAGGCAATGTTTTAACTTATGCTGTTAATAAACAACAAAGCGGTGTAGCAACTGTAAGCGGTACCAATGGCGTTGATTTAACTGATCAAACAGTTAGACATCCATTTACTTCACCGTTAGAAATCACAAATGCTACTATGGATGCAACCCCTGGCTTTGCTGTTTTAACTATTCCAAGAAATACGTTTAAAGCTCCAGTTACAGGTACAACTGTTTTTGTTGGTGGCGCTAACTATATAGCAGTAACTTCTGGTAATATCTCTTCATTTGAAAACGGTATGAAAATTACTGATGCAAACATCACTGGCGGTTATGCTTACATCTTAGATATTAATGTTGCTACAAATACTTTATTTATCTCATCTACTATAGTTGCCTTACCATCTGGCACTAGCTTTATTGCTAAACAAGTTGTTTTATTATCTGACTTAGTAGTTATCGGCGCTCCTAATAGAGAAGCTAGCGGTATTAAAACTATTGAAAGCATTGGGGTAAGTGAAGATATCACAGTTGATCTAGGATATCCAGCAATTACACAAATTAATACTGGCGGTTACGCTGAGATAGCTTTCCACAAAGTTATTACAACTGTTACTGGCGCTATTTCAAATACTTACAATACAACTAATCAAGCAATTTTCTGTATCGCTGGCGATAAAGCTCAATACACAGTTGGACAAGATAGCGCATTACCTGAATTATTCAGTGCTAGTGGTGATATCTGTTTTGATACAGTTGTTGCTGAAACTACTGTAGCTAATCCAAATAGAATTGTTTCTATCCAAAAGCTTTCTGCTACTGAAGTTAAAGTAACTACTACTGTTGATCATGGTTTAGTTTCTAACCCATCAACTACAGTTGTTATTCATGGCGATTCAAATTTATCTCCTTTTATTAAAGCATATAAGCTAGTTACGTTAACTTACATTGATGCTACATCATTTAAATTAACTAGCACTACTGAGATCCCAAGCGGAACTGATTTCACTAACACTGGTATCCAAAATGTATTCTTAAATTTCGACAATAATCCATACGCAGGTCCGGTTCAATGGACTGGTGACATGGTTGTTAAGTCTGTTGTCGGTGATTTAGCTATCACTATTCCACAAACTGCTACAGTAGATACTACTGGATCTTCACCTGAAGCTAACAAGTTTAACACAAGTGGCGTAACTGGCACAGCTTTCTTGGAAGATGGCGAAGTTGCTTTTGTTAAGTTAGAAAGAAATCAACCAATCTCTAATGGTGTTGTTTACAGTACATTGGGCGGAAGTGCTACAATTGCTGGTAACTTCTTAGATATCAGCGGTAATCTATTAGAAGTAGGAGACTTTGTTAAGTTTGCTAATGAAGAAGATTCTCATTGGTTAAAAATTGGCAGCATCTCAACATCATCTATGATCTTAGTCGGAAACGATGGCCAAGCACCTAGCACAGTACACAGACCAGCTAACACTGGCGCTATGGTTTATACTAAAGGTGTTTACTCTGACGTTTTTGTTACTAAGCATTATCTAGTTGAAAACTCTTCAGATATCTACTGGTTTGCATTACGTAGAGATAACAATAATTCTGCTAAAGTTTACTTCAGATCTTTAGAGATGGAGCCAGGTGAAGTAAGACAGGTTAACGATAACCAAGGTTCAAACCACTTAGTTTACACTGGTGCGATGACTGAATCTGCAGTTAATCCAAACTACAGTATTGCAGATGCTAGCGGATCTTACATCTATAAATCTCAAGTTGAGGTTATAGCATTAGACGCTAAAACTCAAATGATTACTTTGAGTGCTTCAAACCTTTTAGGTTATCAAACTGGTGATAAGCTTGAGTTTATTGACTTAAGTGGAAATCACCATTATTACACAGTTAAATTCCCATTGTCGTCTATTACAGTTATAGTTGATCAAAATATTTCAGCTTTAAGTGTTAGTGATACTTTGGCTTATTACCAAGTTAATCAGCACATTGAAGACCAAGACAATTTGACTTTGGCACATAGAAAACAGGACAGGAATGTTGGGAGCATCAATACTGCTCTTAAGAGACCAGTATACGATGAGTCTGTCTATATACAAAAAATGGATTTTACGCCAAATTTTGGCGGAGATATTATACGCTCAGGCAGTTACATCTACCAAGGTTCAATCGAAAGTCCCACCTCCCTAGCCTGGGTTCTTCACGGAAGTGCCGATGTAACTGAAACAATAGAATCTGCTTCTATCGTTATGCCGGGCGGTCTACAAGGTAGTAATTCAATTGTCATTAACATAGTTAATGGTACCTTTGCTGATGGTACAAGCATTTACCAAAACGGCAATATGGTAGGAACCGTGAATAACCCAGGTGATGGTCCTTTTGCTGGCGTATCACTTTATGGAGATCCAGCACCACTTGGTGATACTGGAACAGAATTAGTTCTTCCACCGAATAAACGTACAGAAGTTCTTTCTGCTGGCGGTATCGGTACTTACGGAGCACATTCAGTTTATAAACAAACAACTGAGTTGAGCTTAACTGGCGAAGAGCTTTTAGTTATTGTTAATGATGGAATCAGAGAAGCTGGTTACGATTACGTTGAAACGTTTGGTGGCCCAAAAGCTAAGATCAGACTTAAGCGTACTTTACCACCTAATACTAGACTCCGTTTCAGAGCCATGGCTTCTTATGGATCTGTATTAGCAGCTAAATCTGCTGACATCAGTTTACAAGCGGCTTATAATACTGGCGCTGATATTCAAACTTCCCCAGGAAGACCGGTTAATATAACTGCTTCAAACGTAAACGGTGGCGAAACAAGTTTCATTAACAGAGGTTCAATTGCAATCGCTGGCGGAACAAGTGCGCTTGGTGGAATATTCAATGAATCTACAGACCAAAGCTTTGTAATCGGTAGAGAAAACAATAAACCAAAAGAAGTTTGGACTGGTGTAGAGAAACTTAAAACTCATTCATCTCATCCAGACTCAGCGGTAACTAGAAAAACTGCTGCGCAAGTTGTTGTTGGAGCTACTGGTACAATCATTAGCGGATCTGAAGTTACTTTATCTGATAACTATTCTTATAGAATTAAAGTTAATGCAGTTGCTAGAAGAAGCGATGGCCCACTCGGTGTTAGTTCATTTGCTTTAGAGGGAACTTTCTACAGATCAGGTGGAACGGCTCAAGCTGCTGGAAGCCCTATCTCAAACATCAATGGATATGATGGCGATGGTAGCGACTATGCAATTACATTTGCTCTTTCAGGTAATGATGTTGTTGCGGTTGTTTATGGTACTAGTGGTGCGACTATTCAATGGGCAATTTCTGTTGAATATCAACCAGTTGGTGTTGCTTAATTAGAATTGGAGCTTTTCTTTTCATTCATGTGATAGTAAAGCTCTATCTTAAGTGGGTTATGCGTATAGTGCTGAAGCTTATGGTTTAAGCTGTCTCTTAGCCTATGATACAATATTGGCTCAAGTTGAGAATACAGGCAATCGTGGAACAAAGTCTTAAAATTGTATTGTATCATTTTTCTTTTAATCATTTCATTTCCATTAAATGGGTTTTAACGTGAAGCCTAAGTTGGTGTAACAATTCATCCCTAAGCTTATCTTTTAACTGAGTTTCTACCGCCTCTTCAACTGAAGACGGAAGTGGCATACCCATTTTAGTAAATACGCGGTTATATTCCTTCAAGAAAATCTGTTTACGTTTCTTCATTTGCAATTGCCCGTAATATGCTCCCTGATTTGCTGCCTCATTTCTAGAAAAAATGGAATTAGCATACACATGAGCTTTTGATCTGTTTCAAATATAATTTTGTTAGAAGAAAAATATGACGATCTCATTATTATACGAGTATAATCAAATATTTCTATGTTTTCTCTCGACTCCATATACTTGCGTCCTTAAATGATGTCTTAGTTGATTATTCATTTGATCTACTAACCGATCATAAAACTTAATTCTTAACTCACTTCTAAACTCATAATATAACTTATCATCTAACTGACAACCCAAATAATCCACTATCTTATTCTCAAGCCTGTCTTCTAAAAGATCTATTAACCGACTCATTGTGTTATCTAGTAACCGATCTCGCTTTTTCATTTTGACACTACCAATTCTCTCATGACATAATATATATTATTATATAATTGATCGTATACAATCAAGAAAAGTTCTGGGTATAGGTTAGACCTAATGTCATTGTAAGCATAATAATTAAATTGATTACTAAGCTTTACGTAAAAAGGGTCTCTGAGATTCTCATTAATTTGTCTGTCTATCTGTACTCTTTTCCTCATTATTTAACCTTTTGTGTACTTATATAGTAATATATAAAATGTAGCAGATCAGCCCTTGCGCTAACATTTCTATAAATACGTGAAAACATTTGATTTCTAAAGTTAGAGCCCAAGCTGACATTCAAAATGTCTCTTATATTGTCATCCAATGTGTTGTCAATCTGCTCTCTTTTTCTCATTTCAACACCTTTTTCTCTAGATCAGTTAAAACGATGTTTACCAAAGAGCTGTACTGGCCATCTGATGATAAGTTATAATACTGCAAAGTTAAACTACTGTAAACATAGTCAAATGTCCATTTACCGCACGTGACGCTAATTTGACCATATAGCTGATTGTATAAATCATCATAGATAAAAGTATATATATGACTATCAATCTGCTCGCGTTTTATCACTTTGGTACCTCTGCTCTCAGATAGGCACTTAGCTGAGTTCTAACATTTTGGTGAACCTCTTTCACGAGAGTTTTTTTTACATGAGCGTATATTAAATGGTGTTGGCCATCTTGTAACTCATTATAATATTTGAAAGCTAGTTTATCACCTAATTTCATCTCTAAACATTCTCTCTTCTTCATCTTAATACCCCATTATTTAGATATCTGTACAGCTCAAGACGAAGATTTATATCAAGCTCCGTATATAATTGGTCATCAAGCTCTTCTCTCAAGAAATTTTCAAAAAGCTTATCCAATTGATAATAAATTTGTTCATCAACGTATGCATATAATATAATATCTATCTGGCTGTCGATCTGCTCTCTTTTAATCATTTTAGTTCACTTTGCTTTAACGATTCGATACTGTTGCGAACGTGTTCTCTAAGTTGATCCCTAAGTTGTAAATAAATGGGATTATAAATTTCATCAAGCAGCATGTCATATACCCAAGAAGAGGACGGCATGTATACTCTTAGTACGCTGGTATATAATCTGTCTGTTAATTGATATCTTTTAGTCATTTTAATTCACTTTACTTATCATATGTATTTCGTCGTAAACCTTGCTTCTAATCTGCCCCCAACTAATTTCATATAGTTTTTCAGTAAGCCTGTCATGAATTGCGAAGTAAACATTGTTGGGTAATTTTAATTTAGAAAAGCACACTTTGAGTAGTCTACTATGTACTTTGTCGTTAATCTGCTTACGCTTTATCATGACAAACCCTTAAAATCTCTCACAAAACCTTTAAGATGCCATCTAATTTCACCGTAAAACATATCATAAAGTGCTGTTCTTGTTGCAGTATTAATTACGTAATAATCATTTGTTGATGATAACTTTGGATACAGTTTATTAAATTCAAAGTATAGCTCATAAAGTTGATAGTTAATTTGATCACGTTTTTTCATAGTGTTTCCCTTTCAATGCGCCAAATTACTGCCGACATTATAAGATTGACGGAATTGTTTGCGTCAGATTCCTCAAGATCATCTAAGAATTTCTTGTATAGCGACCGATCAATTCTCTTATCGAAATAAAAATTAAAAAGATGCTCCTGAATCTTATCAAAAACCATGGAATCAATCTCAATCCTTTTTTTCATTTTGTCACCCTCTCATTGAGGTAATAAGCCGTATGCATATACAGTTGGTCTAATAGTTCATTTAAAAGATTGTCGCGCAATCTGCTAACAATCTGATTACGTACAGGCGTACCTACTTGAATAAGCATTTTGTTTCTAGAAATCTGGTCTATGCTGTTTATAACACTTATTTCTTCGCGCTTTCTCATTTTCCCAACAATTCCTGCAAATTAATAAGATCATACTTGACAGTATTTCCTATGTTTCGCCCAATATGATAAAACAACCACTCATCAAATTGATTTCTATACAAACACTTTAGTTCATAATCTAAATGCGAAGAAAAATGTCTATATATTTGATCGCGTTGTCTCATTTTCTAATCCCACTGTTAAATCTAAGGTGGCAATAAACATTTTTTCTAAGGTGGCAATGCGCCGCAGCAGTGTCATATTCATCAACTAAACTAGAGTTTGCTAAAACCATTTTAAGCTTGAATCTTAATTGACCGCTCATGGTGTAAGCCAGTTGTTCCCACAATTTGTCACCAAGATGCCCAGGTATTTGAACTCGTTTTTTCATTTCGCTTCTTTCTTAATAGTATGACAATAAAGTTGATCGAATAACTCCCCACGAACAGGATACCAAATCTGTCTATTTAACTTATCGCCAAGTTCTCCGTTGATTATATCAAAAGTTTCCTCATTTGGCAAATCGTTATATTTCTTATAAAATTTAAAATATAAGTTAGTTATCAGTTGTTCTCGTTTCTTCATCTCAACACCTGTGATTCTAATTGTCTATAAAGTTCGCCAACTAATTCCCCTTGTAATGCCAGCATTATCTTATAAAAAAATGGCATGCTTACATTGTCCCCAAATGAGTCTTTAAGCACATCTGTAAATTGAACAAATAAAATGTTATCAATCTGCTCTCTTTTCCTCATCTTATGCCCTGTTTTTTAAAGATATTCTGACATTTCTTTCAAGTTGATCCCTAATTTCGTCCCAAAGAACAACGAAAAGCTTTTCACGAAGCAGCGTATAGACTTTGTACTCTAACTGGCAGTTAAAAGCACTGTCTATTTTAACATATAATCCGTCTTTGAGTGGGATTCTTTTAACCATTTAGAACAAACCTATAATCAAGTATCGTATTTGATATCCAAGAGTCTGATTTACTAATTTAGAGGTCAGTTGCTCATCAATTATGCAATTATACTTTAAGTCACTTTTTTTATAAATCTGTGTAATAAATGCTTCTCTGAAAACATTAAATGATATGTCTGCAATTTGTTTTCGCTTTTTCATATTAATTAACCCTCTTGTAAACAGTTTCAGTTTTTCTCAACTGATTCACCAACTGATCCCTCAACTGATACCTCAACTGATACCTCAACTGATTCTCCAACTGATTCACCAACTGATTCTCCAACTGATACACCAACTGATACACCAACTGATACACCAACTGATACCTCAACTGATTCACCAACTGATTCACCGACTCATACCCCAACTGATACCCGAACTGATTCTCCAACTGTTTTCGCTTTTTCATATTAATTAACCCTCTTTTGATAGGCAATAGGCAAAATCAATTCCTGATATAATTGGTTACTGAGCTTAACACTAAGTTGATTACGAATACGCTTTCGCATTCCATAATAAGGTTGACTATACACCATATCAAAAAGCTTATCGCTAATCTTTTCACTAGAAATAGGAATTCTTTTTATCATCTTAAATCCCTTCAGTATTTCTTACATGTAATCTCAAATTACACTTAAGCTGTCCATATATCTGTTCTTTAAGTTCAACACCAATATGGTTTTTAATAAATGGTATCAATACCTTAGTTCTCTCGCTTCCAAGTTGATACCAAAGCTTATCAATCCATTGGCTTTCGTTCCAAATATAAAACTGCTGGTTAAGTATTTCTCTTCGCCTCATTTGATGCCTTTTTTGAATCATAGTCTTGTATGCAATGTATAAGCCTATTAATAATACCCACTTTAAGTATATCATACATATCAGCGGCTTTAAAGCTGATTCTGCTTGTTAACCCAGCCGTAAGTATATCGCATGGTATGTAATCTACTAACCTTCTAACCTGAAGGTTGGCCCTCTCCCTCTTCCTCATTCTTCGCCCTCGATTTCTGATTTAATTAACAATATAATACCGCTACATACAGAATTGTTTGTCAAAGATGAATCAATATAATGATTTACGCGGCCACTAGAATATAAACGAAATGGTATGTCTTTATTCAACCTCATTCGTGTTCTGAAAAAGAATTTATCTAATTGCTTACGTTTCTTCACATTAGCTCCAATTAGCTACTATGTTCCTAACTTGTTTATATAATTCCCAATAAATGTCTTCACGTAGTTCGTGGTATATTTTTTGGTGTAATTTAAAATGCAAATTTGCATCAAGTTGATCGTGGTATTTTTCATAGATTTTTTCATGAAAATTTTTTTCAATAAATTCTCGTTTTCTCATCTGTGCCATCTTACGAGAGAATTTGCTATATGTCTTCTCAATTCACGCCTAATGCAATTCATCTTGTCGTCTAAAAATATAAAATACAATCTATCGTACAAACTATCATCTAATCTAGACTTTATGGCTGTATGCATTTTTATATAAAACATGTCGTCCATGTGAATATGTTTCTTCATTTTGACCTCACATCTTTTAAATAGGCATAGAGCTTAATTTTCATTTCTTGGTTAGCCCCTTCGCGAACTATATCCATAAGTCTGTTAAAATAGTCATCTTTTACGACTTTACCTGAATTCTTAGCAAGAGAGAGCAATAGTCTATGGTATGCATCAATTGAATTTCTTCTTCTCATTTTAATTCCTCTTGCCTTAAGAAATCGCTTATGTGTCTATACAAGTGATAGTAAAGGTTATCATCTAAATTGTCGCGAAATTGCCATCTAAGATATGCCCCAAGTTCATCGTCTATGCGCCAAGATAAGGTGCGGTCAACTAATCGCCAAAAAAATTTAGAATCATCAATCTGGTCTCTTTTCCTCATTTAGTGGCCTTAATTTGTCTTATGTGTTTAGTAATTTCTATTTCGATATTAACATGAAGCAATAGGTAGAGATCAGGTCTAGTGCTGTACCATACTTTGTCCCAAACGTATTCAGTTGTGATCATAGACTGGCTATAAAGCTTATTGTAGAGATACTTTTTAAGAAAATCACTTAGCTGCCTTCTTTTGACCATATATTTACCTTATATTCCGATTCGCAATAAAATATCTTACTTGCTTTTGCAACTCAGCAACATCAACAGGTCTGAGTCGATTATCTAACAAGATATCCATAATAGTATATTCTGTAACTTCTTCAGGTTCTTGAATTACATCTAGAATGTACCTTACTTGATAGAACAAGGCGTTATGTACTTCTGCCTGCTCGCGTTTCCTCATTCTTCACCCTCACGCTGCACTTCAACCAATAACACTGGAACTGGATCGAAATAAACGTCGTTATTATAAATAGTTGCCCAATCTGTCTTTGCTACAGACACCTCTTCTTTGCTCAAGTTTTCGGCAATAACCTTCTTTTCTCTATTTCTAACAACTAAAAGCTTATATAATTCCATAATTATTTCCATAACTTAATGATGTTAATGCAATTCCGCACAAATTGTTTGAGCAACTTTGTATGCGGCACCACCTAATAATATTACCACAAAACTTGAATAAAATCAACCTGAAATGCCATATACCCTAATATATTGTAATATATAGCAGTTTAACCTAATCTTATAGATAATTCCTGCAATCAGAAATGCTTGTTGGTCTTTTGGCCCAGATGGTCCCAAAGAGAGGAGTAAAGTGGCATTACAAAAAATAGACTCATTAGCTTTAGGTCGAGGTTCTTTAACCGATAACGCGAACGCTGCTATTGTATTTTCTTCAAACAACCTAGTAGATTACTGGGATGTTTCAACTACTTACTCACAATATAATTGCTTAGAATACTCTGGAAAGATGTACCGTTCCAAAGTAAATTCAAACGTAGGTCTACAGCCCGATACTAACCCAAACAGTTGGGAAGTATTATATACCGGAACAAAAGATGGCGATGTAGCTATTGTTATTCAAGGGTCTTCTTCAACTATTTATCAAAGAGCTGCTAACATTTGGACTGGCGTCGGCGAAGTTCCGTTAACAATCACCTTAGTAGATGGCCAAGCTACGTTAGCAGATGCTTTGGTTTTCGTTGGTTCATCTAAACCATTTGCAAATATCGAATACACATTACAAAGAACTACTGGTAATGGCCGTAAAAGAAAAGGCGATTTCAACATATTAAATGACGGCTTTAGCTCCGTTGCTTATGATCATTCCTTTACAGAAATCGGTAACGATGTAAGCGCTTGGCTCTCTATTGTTATGGAATCTGGAAGCGTTAAATTAAAATATACTTCTGATCTAGAAGGGGTTCCACTCACTCTTAAATATGTTTTAAAAGGATTCTAATGAGCAGTCCAATTGAACAATTACTACGAGAGCAAGTTGTTGAGCTTACCAAGCTTTTAGAACTTAAAGATGCTAGAATTAGAGAGCTTGAGGCTTTACGAAGTATCCCTGGGAATATAATTTTTCCAGTGGACATATTGACTACTACATTTGAACCAGCCAATGCTAACGCTATCGAAACAGTCACTGCTGCAAATATTGATATCTCCAAATTTCTTAGGGGGGAATAATGAGTTACGATTCTAATCAGCCCAAAAATCAAGGCAATACTAAATTATCAGAAATAGCAATCGACAGACAAATTCCTTTTTTAGCTAACTCTGATGAGCAGGAAAACGCTTTAGTTACTTTAGAAAATACTTTTAAAGCAATCGCTGAATTGTCTAGAAAAACTAATTACATACTTCATTCTGAAGGTGGTCAAATCACTTGGACTGGAACACAGCTTCGTTTCGATGCCAACACTCTTGTTAATTCTATGAGCATGGAAATATTAGCAACTGAAGGTTCTGTAAATAGCTCTATGGTATTAAGACTTCAAGGTGGAGCTACAAACACGCTTACAACTTTTGAATACATTGATATCGCTGACGGCGAATTAGTTTATCTAGAATTAGATTCTGCATTGTTAGTTGACCAAGGAAGTTCTTTCAATCTTGAAAACGGAATTAACGGCGGTTCAACTAGCACTGGATTTAGAGTTGTTAAGCAACCTATGTCTACTGCAATGCCAAAACTTGAAATAACTACTACTGGTTCGTCTTCAATATTTAGTATTCCATTGGCCTTAAGACGCGGTAACGACTTGTTATTTGTTCCGCATGGTATCATGTGGCCAGCAGGAACTACTTCTCAATTGGGAGCAGTTTTAGTTTCTGGCGCAACTGCTTATCCAGAAAAATTTGCTTCTAATCAAACAGAATTACAACAAGCTATCACAGACTTAACTGCTTTGGGTGGCGGAATTATTCTTATAACGAAAACTTTTACCATATCTTCTGGCGTTACTTTAACTAATGGCATTAAAATTTTAGGTCGAGGAATGGACAAACTTTCAAGCTCAGTTGATTCTGGCGCTATTAAAATTGCATCTGGCGGATATATTGAATTAGGTAACAGATGTATTTTAGACGGTTTAAACATTGAGACATTAGCTGGGCACAATAGCTATACAGTTCTTGTAACCGGAAACTATTGCAGAATTAGAGATTGCCGTATTAACTTAACTAATTCAACTAATAATACATCAACTGTCGGTGCATTAGTTAACGGATCGAATAATAGAATAAATGATTGCGCTTTTAATGACGTAGTTTCTACTAATAAAATTGGTATAAACTATGTTGGTTCTAACAACGCAGATTTGGATTGTGAAGACACATAATGGCAGCAAGATCAGGTTTAAATATAAATAACTCTACAATGCAAGGCCACCTTGGTTACGAAAAGCCAGGGACTGTAAAGCCGTGGTCTTCAAATGTCTATCCTCCTGGGTGGATAGAGTGTAATGGTATACCAGTTTCAAGGACTTTGTATCCAAATCTTTTTGGTATATACGGTACAACTTATGGAGCTGGTGACGGTTCAACAACTTTTGGTATTCCAAATTTGGTTGGCAGAGTTCCAGTTGGTGCTGGTACTTATACTGATCCAGTATCTGGTTCTGTAACTAGAGTATTAGGTGCATCGAATGGTGCTGAAAAACATTTATTGCTTTCAGCAGAAAGTGCATTGGTTCAACACAAACACAACATAAATGTAAATTCTGTTTCATCAAATAGCCATCAACATTATGGAGTGTACCATAGCACATCTCAGACGAATGTAGACCCAGCCGTGTATCCAAATGAAAATCTGCCATTAGCTTTACATTACAGTGATTTTGGTGCATGGTTTGCTTATTCAATAAGAGGACACGAATCTGCCGCAGATAGAGGGGCTAGCTCAACTTCTGGTAATCATTATCATGTGACTTCGGGGGGCGTTATGTCTTCAGCTGCTGCCAATGCAGCAAATTCACATAACAATATGCAACCATATTTAGTTCAAAGATGGATAGTGAAGGTTTAATATGGCAGCAAGACTTGGATTAAATACAACAACTCAATCAATACAAATAACAGACGGTGCAGTTACTACAGGAACAGTAATTTGTTGGGGCGGAGCTACTATTCCATCTGGTTGGTTAGAATTAGATGGATCATCTTTATCTCGAACTGATTACGCTAGACTGTTTTCTATTTTAGGTACAATTTACGGATCTGCAGACAGTTCACATTTTAATCTTCCCAATTTGGCAGGGAGAGTTCCAATTGGTTCTGGTACTTACACTGACCCAGTGTCTGGTTCAGTCATTAGATTTTTAGGAACTTCAAATGGCGCTGAAAAGCACAAAGTATTAAATGCAGAATCAGGAGAAGTTGCCCATTCGCATGCAAGAGGGTCTGTGCTTTCAGTATCGGCAGGAAATCATACACACTATACAATGTCAAAATATTTTGGAACTGGAATAATTGAATTTCACACAGTTCCAAATTATGGCAATGTTGCATATTCATTAATGGGCGGTATGGTTTTTGGTGGCGCTGCTTCAAAAGTTTCTTTTTCATCAGTTCTTGGTATTTATACTGGACTTGAGCCATCAAGAATACAAACATCGTATGCTGTTGGCTCTGGATATAATAGTTCTGGTCAACATACGCACACAGGTCCTAATACTGATTTATCTTTTACAAGCATATCTGAATTAGCAACTGCGCATAATAATATGCAGCCATATATAGTACAAAAATGGATTATAAAGGTGTAATATGGCAAAAAGATCAGGATTAACCACAAATAATCATTCAATAAAAAAAGGCGAAGGTTTAGAGCCATCTGGAACTATTAAAGTATGGTCCATGGCTACCATTCCATCTGGTTGGTTAGAATTAGATGGGTCTGCGATTACACAGGCTCAATACCCACTATTATATAGTATATTTGGTGCAAATCTTCCTAACATGATTGGAAGAACAGTAATTGGTGCTGGTACTTACACTGACCCAGTGTCTGGTTCTGTAACCAGAATTCTCGGAAGTTTTAATGGTGCCGAGAAGCATCAATTAACTGCTGATGAAATTGGAAATCCAACTCATTCTCACAATACAAGCACTATTACTTTAGATTACGCAGGTGAACATAAGCATTATATGTTTATGAAAGACACTGACCCTATTACGTTTTCGGTAGAACAATCAAATGATATAACTTCATTAAATCCATCTTATAAAACAGATATGTCATGGTATTTTAGTGGCGCTACAGATTATGGATATTATTTCTATTCAACACCTAGCGGCCAGGCTGATGCCGGAGCAAGCAGTATAAGCGGTGCCCATTCTCACACACTGACTGGGGATTTGGCCAATTCTACACCTGCATCAGCAGTAAACAAACACAATAACATGCAACCATACTTAGTCCAAAAGTGGATAGTTAAAATATAAAGGATAATATTATGTCAAATCCAACCAAAAATTTTGAATTTATTAGATTATATCCTCGACTTAATGCTGATCCATTAACTGGAAAAGTTGGAGAAATTTATTTTAATACTGATCTTAATAGACTAAGAATTTGTACAGACATTTTTCCTATTTGGGAAGATCTATCTGTATCACAAACTGAGGCATTCCAAGACAAGAACGCAAAACTTGTTCAAGGCGGAGTGTGGATTGCTGGTGTTGACGAATTAACTATATCAGACGATGCTTTTATACAATTGCCCGGTAGGCCATTGGCTTCAAATACGATTTCTGCACAAACAATTGCTGGTCTAGCCGATGGATATTGTGCTTATGTAACTTTAGACAGAACTGGTGTAAGTTCTATATTGCCAGTTACCGTTGCACAAACTTCTACATTGCCACAAGACAGAGATGTTCTTATTGTTGCTCTTAAAAGCGGTAATGAGTTCCATGTCGGGTCAATGGTATTATTTGAAGGCCAATCTAAAACAATCGAAGGAACTTCCAGAGAAATACTAGCTGCAATTGGTGCTTCTTCTGAAACAGATTCATCTGGACAATTAAGATTAATAGCAAGGGATGCTTCTACTTTAGTAGACGTTACTGCTGTAAACAAGTTATCAATTGATGGTACTGAATTTGGAATGGCTTTCCAAAATAAATTTTTAAATTTCAGTGGAGCAGTAATCAATTTCTTTACTGGCCAAATCTATAAAGAAGATGGAGTTACTCCGCTTGGCGATAACTTTATGTCTCCATTAATTACTGTGGCGCCAGGCTACGGACGATGGTATTCTGTAACTTTAGCGGCAAATTCTGTTAATTCATTTAATGAAATAGATGGAAAACTTTTAGTAGTTTCAGCTGATACAGACGCTACTGGCATAACAACTGCTGTTAAAGCAAACTATCCAACTGGTATTAACTTAGGACAAGTATTTGTTTTCAATGATGGCGGCACTATTATTAATATTATACAAAATGATATTGTACAAAATGCTGCAGCAGGAGGTTCATCTTCTACTACAAGCGGTGGATTGATTCAAATAACTGCAAATGACCCATTGTCAATGGCTATACCAACTGGAACAACTTATACTGTTGATAATGTCGCGATGGTGAATGGCGATTTAATACTATTCCCAAATTTGAATTTTGATCCAGGCGTTTATAAAATAAGTGGTGTTGGAACCTCTATTTCTTTTGAAATACAAAGTGTTTTCAATGATTCAGTTAATCCAACTAAAGGTGATCAAATATACATACAAAAAGGCGACATTTTTGGTAATCAGATCGGTATGTACAATGGATCAATCTTTGCTTTTAATGATGTTGTTCGTTATTTTGATGACACATCTGTAGATTTTTGGGAACAAACATCTGTTAAAACAACAGAAATTGTTAATAATACAGATGGAATTATTTTCTCCGTAAGTGTTGCTGGTTCAGAAAACTTTATTCTTTCTTATTCAATTATTAGAGGAACTGGTAAAGAGGCCGGTCAACTGACTATAACTTCAGACGGAACAACTGCCAATGTTGCCCAACATAATTCATCTACTGAAGTTACTGGCGTTAGTTTTTATGCTGAAATTGATACCGGCATTATAACTTTATACTATTCTACAACTGATACTGGTTCAGATGGTATAATGAAATACTTTGCTCAAAGATGGTCTGATGCTGATGGCGGTCCAAGCGGAATGCCTAATTATTCATCTTACTATAGCCCTACTTTAGGTGCTGCTGGTAATCAGGGCGAAGTTCAATTCAATGGCTCTGGTCAATTGTCTTCAAATTCTCATTTTAAATGGGATGGAGTTAATAATGCCATTAATCTAAATGGTCTTCAATTAATGTCTTTATCAGATACGATTACTCTTTTAGACAATCAATCAGATCCAGTTACTATTATTACTTATGCAGCAGCAGAATACACTAACGTAGTTGTGGATTACGGTATTCGTCGAGGTCCAGACATGAGAACCGGAGAAATGTTAATTGCTTCTAATGAAACAGTAGCAGAAATCTGGGATGACTATGTTGAAACTAACGATACCGGCGTCATTTTTAATATTATTAATGACGGTTCTACAGTATCAATTCAATATGTGTCAACAGACTCTACTTATGACGCTACCATGAAGATATTCATACGTCGTTGGTTAATGGAACCATAATACCCATAAAAAATATAATAAAATCAATACTTTGGCCTATAGTTTGGAGGTAATCCTAACAATTGGGCCAAAGCCTAATCTTTTACGTGTATAGTTTCTATACACCAAACCCCTTAAAAAAAAAGGAAAAACCATGTCAAATTTATTAAAAGTTTCCGGCGGTATACAACTCCGCGGTTTAACTAACCCACCAGCGAAAGCTGTTGACGGACAGTTATATTTTGATACTACGTCAAATAGTTTCAAGATTAGAACTGGCGGTCAATGGAAAACGCTTATTGATTCAGCTGTATTTAATTATACAGTAGGTAGTTTAACTCAAGGAGTTAACTATACTGCTAGTGATGCAAATGTTATTGCATCTCACTTAGCTGGTATTGATGCTGCATTAAATTCGCAAGCTGCTGCTTTCCAAACTGCAATTTCTGGCGTTCAAGCCGATTTAGCTACTGAACAATCTGCTCGTATTGCTGCTGTTGCTGCTGAACAATCAGCACGTATTGCTGCTGACGCACAACTTGCTAGCGATTTAGCTGCTGAGCAAACTGCTCGTGCTGCTGCTGTTGCTGCTGAACAATCAGCACGTATTGCTGCTGATGATGTTCTTACTGCTGCTGTAGCTACTGAGCAATCTGCTCGTGTTGCTGCTGTTGCTGCTGAAGAGTCTGCAAGAATTGCTGCTGACGCTGCTGAATTAACTTCACGTCAAGCTGCTGTATCTGCTGAAGCTTCTGCTCGTATTGCTGCTGATGCTCAACTTACTAGCGATCTAGCTGCTGAAGTATCATCTAGACAAGCCGCTGTATCTGCTGAAGCTTCTGCTCGTGTTGCTGCTGTTTCTGCTGAAGAGTCTGCAAGAATTGCTGCTGATACTGCAGAACAATCTGCACGTATTGCTGCTGACGCTAGCTTACAAAGCCAAATCGACAATGTTCTCTCTAACATTGATCCAACAGCTCTTGATTCGTTAACTGAAATCGTTGATGCATTCCAAACTGCTGATGGCAATTTAAACAGTGCTATTACTACTTTAGCTGGCGCTGCTGCTACTAATTTAGCTAACGAAACTGCTGCTCGTGTTGCTGCAGAAAACACTATTACTAGTGATTTAGCTGCTGAACAATCTGCACGTATTGCTGCTGATGCACAACTTACTGCTGATTTAGCTGCTGAAGTTAGTTCACGTCAAGCTGCTGTAGCTGCTGCTATTGATGCTGTTGAAGGTTATACAGATACTTCTGTTGCTGCTGAAGCTTCTGCTCGTGTTGCTGCTGTTTCTGCTGAAGAATCTGCTCGTATTGCTGCTGATGCTGCTGAGCAATCTGCTCGCGTTGCTGCTGATGCTACTCTTACTGCTGATCTAGCTACTGAGCAATCTGCTCGTATTGCTGCTGATGCCGCTGAACAATCTGCTCGTATTGCTGGCGATGCTACTTTAAATAGTGCATTAAATGCTGAAGTTTCTAGAGCAACTGCTGCTGAAGGCGTATTAACTGCTGATCTAGCTGCTGAAGTATCATCTAGACAAGCTGCTGTAACTGCTGAGCAATCTGCTCGTGTTGCTGCTGATTCTGCAGAACAATCTGCAAGAATTGCTGGTGATGCTGCTCTTGCTGCTGATTTAGCTACTGAGCAATCTGCTCGTATTGCTGCTGATGCACAACTTGCTTCTGATCTAGCTACTGAGCAATCTGCACGTCAAGCTGCTGTTGCTGCTGAACAAGCTGCAAGAATTGCTGGTGATGTAGTTGTTACTGATGCATTAAATGCTGAAGTTTCTAGAGCAACTGCTGCTGAAGCTGGTATCGCTGCTGATTTAGCTGCTGAAGCTTCTGCTCGCATCGCTGCTATTGCGGCTGAAGCAAGTTCACGTACTAATGCTGTAGATGCAGAAGCGTCTGCTCGTATTGCTGCTGACCAATCTTTACAATCACAAATCGACAATATTGTTTCTAATATTGATCCTGTTGCTCTCGATTCATTAACTGAAATCGTAAGCGCATTCCAAAATGCTGACGGTAGTATCAACACTACTCTTAGCCAATTAGCTGATAGTGCTTCTAATAATTTAGCTGCTGAAGTTTCTAGAGCTGTTGCTGCTGAAGGAGTTTTAACTTCTGCTGTAGCTACTGAGCAATCTGCGCGTATTGCTGGTGATGCTCAACTTGCTGCTGATTTAGCTGCTGAACAATCTGCTCGTATTGCTGCTGATGCTGCTGAAACTACTTCTAGACAAAACGCTGTAGCTGCTGCTATTGATGCTGCTGAAGTCTATACAGATACTTCTGTTGCTGCTGAAGCTTCTGCTCGTGTTGCTGCTGTTAATGCTGAACAATCTAGAGCAATGGCTGCTGAAGCTCTTCTTGCTGCTGATATCACTACATTACAACAGTCTACTACTCAAGGTATTACAGTATCTATTAATGCTGAGCAATCTGCACGTATTGCTGCTGATGCTCAACTTACTGCTGATTTAGCTGCTGAGCAATCTGCTCGTATTGCTGCTGATGCTACTCTTACTGCTGATCTAGCTGCTGAAGTTAGTTCACGTCAAGCTGCTGTATCTGCTGAGCAATCTAGAGCAATGGCTGCTGAGGCTCTTGAACAATCTGCACGTATTGCTGCTGTAGATGCTGAAGCTTCTGCACGTATTGCTGCTGATGCCACTGAACAATCTAGAGCAATGGCTGCTGAGGCTGCTGAGCAATCTAGAGCAATGGCTGCTGAGGCTGTTCTTACTGCTGCTGATGCTACTGAGCAATCTGCACGTATTGCTGCTGATTCTGCTCTTACAGATGCATTAAATGCTGAAGTGTCATCTAGACAAGCTGCAGTTTCTGCTGAAGCTACTTCTAGACAAAACGCTGTAGCTGCTGCTGAGTTAGCTGCTTCTAATGCAATGGCTGCAGAACAATCTGCACGTATTGCTGCTGACGCTGCTGAGCAATCTGCAAGAATTGCTGCTGATGCACAACTTACTGCTGATTTAGCTGCTGAGGTTTCTAGAGCTACTGCTGCTGAAGGTGTTTTAACTTCTGCAATCACTGCTGAGGTTTCTAGAGCTACTTCTGCTGAGCAATCTTTACAAGCTCAAATTGATAATGTTCTTTCTAATGTTGATCCTACTGCTCTTGATTCATTAACTGAAATTGTTAGTGCATTCCAAGCTGCTGATAGCAACTTAAATGGCGCTATTACTACTTTAGCTGATTCTGCTGCTTCTAACTTAGCTGCTGAGCAATCTGCTCGTATTGCTGGTGATGCTGCTCTTGCTGCTGATTTATCTGCTGAAGTTTCTTCTCGTCAAGCTGCTGTTGCTGCTGCTGAGTTAGCTGCTTCTAACGCTGTTGCTGCTGAAGCTTCTGCTCGTGTTGCTGCTGTTGCTGCTGAAGAGTCTGCAAGAATTGCTGCTGATGCTACTGAGCAATCTGCTAGAATCGCTGCTGATGCTCAACTTACTAGCGATCTAGCTGCTGAACAATCTGCACGTATTGCTGCTGATGCCGCTGAAATGTCTTCTAGACAAGCTGCTGTTACTGCTGTTTCTAACAGCTTAGCTGCTGAAATTGCTAGAGCTGGTGCTGCTGAGGGTGTTCTTACTGCTGCTGTAGCTACTGAGCAATCTGCTCGCATGGCTGCTGTTGCTGCTGAAGAGTCTGCAAGAATTGCTGCTGACAATGCAGAGCAATCTGCTCGTATGGCTGCTGATTCTGCTGAGCAATCTGCTAGAATCGCTGCTGATGATGTTCTTACTGCTGCTGTTGCTGCTGAAGTATCATCTAGACAAGCTGCTGTTGCTGCTGAAGAATCTGCAAGAATTGCTGCTGATGCTGCTCTTACTAGCGCATTAAACGCAGAAGTAACTAGAGCAAGTGCTGCTGAAGCAAACATTGCTTCTGATCTAGCTGCTGAGATTTCTAGAGCTACTGCTGCTGAAGGAGTTTTAACTTCTGCATTAAACGCTGAAGTATCATCTAGACAAGCTGCTGTTTCTGCTGAAGAATCTGCACGTATTGCTGCTGATTCTGCTCTTACAGATGCATTAAATGCTGAGATCACTTCTCGTCAAGCTGCTATTGATGCTGAGCAATCTTTAAGATTGACTGCTGCTCAACTTGAACAATCACAACGTATTGCTGCTGATGCAAATCTTAACACAGCAATTAACGCTGAGGTTTCTAGAGCTACTGCTGCTGAAGGTGTATTAACTTCTGCAATCGCTGCTGAGCAATCTGCACGTGAAGCTGCTGACTTAGTTATCTCTGCTGATTTAGCTGCTGAAGTTTCTTCAAGACAAACTGCAGTTTCTGGTTTACAATCACAAATTGATAGTATTGTTTCTAACACTGACCCTGCTGCCCTTGATTCATTAACTGAAATCGTTAATGCTTTCCAAGCTGCTGATGGTAACTTAAACAGTGCTATTACGACTCTTTCTACTGCTGCTTCTACTGCATTAAATGCAGAAATTACTAGAGCAACTGCTGCTGAGTCTAGTTTACAAACTGGCTTAAATGCTGAGCAATCTGCAAGAATTGCTGCTGATGCTGCTGAGCAATCTGCACGTATTGCTGCTGATGCTAGCTTACAAAGCCAAATCGACGCTTCAAATGCTGCTAAAGACGACCTCGGCCTTCTTGTTGAAGATGCTCTTGCTCTTAAACTTGATTTAGCTGGCGGTACAATGTCTGGCGCTATTGATATGGGCGCAAACAAAGTTACTAACTTAGCTACACCAACTGCTTCTTCTGATGCAGCTACTAAAGGTTATGTTGATTCTGTTGTTGTTGACGAAGCTCACATCAACGCTTCTGCATTGTCTTCTAGCGGTGGTTTACAAGGTGGATCTGGCGATAAACTTGCAATCAAACTTGATGGAAGTTCTTTAACTACATCTAGTGCTGGATTGAAAGTTAACGCTGATGGTATCGTTGCTGATACTATGGTTGCTGCTGATCCATTGTTCAGAGGAACTGTTAAACGTGGTGCTGCTGGCGCTCTCGTTCAAGAACAGTACTTTGATGCAATCGCCCTTGCTGCTGGAAAAACTGGCGAAGTTATCGCTGATTTAACTTTCAGTACTGCTTCTTTTGAAGGTTGTGAGATTACTTACAAAATGAAAGACAGTGCTGGTAAAGTAGTAATTGGAACATTCCGCGTAGTTACAAACGGTTCTGAGGTATCATACAATGATATGAGCGTTGAGACTGATGCTACTGGAATCTCTTTTGCTGCTGTAGTTAGCGGTGGAAACATAAACGTTACTTATGATAGCGGTGCTACTACTGCTGTTGCAAGAATGGACGTTAAGCTAATTAAAGCTTAATAATTTGACTGTATAGTTAGATTGTGGGACCGAGGATTTTCTTCGGTCCCTTTATTGTAATTATACAACCTTGCTAATAAAGGCAAGATATTAAAAAGGAAAACGAAATGGCTATACGTAGATTTCTTACATTAAGTTCAAATGTCTATCTATCTAATGGATTGACGTTTAAACCAATGGCAACTGCACCGTCACCAGCTATGAATGGTGATATGTATTACAATAGTGTTTTAAATAAATTCCAAAAATATGAAAACGGTTCATGGAGCGATCTCGGAGCTACTTCTTCATCTGTAGATTTATATGGAATTTATTCTAGTTTAGATTTAAAGGCTCCTCTTGCTTCTCCAACTTTTACTGGTACAGTTTCTGGTATTACTGCTGCAATGGTTGGATTGGGTAATGTATCTAATGTTGCTCAAATGCCTCTTTATTTTTTAGATACTAATAGTAATTTAGCTGATAATTCAGATGCTAAAGTTCCTTCTCAAAAAGCTGTTAAATCTTATGTTGATCTTCAAATTGCTGCTATTAATTTAATGGGCGGATCTGCTGGTACTACAACAGTAACAAAAGAAGATGTTGGTCTTGGTAATGTTGATAACGTTGCTCAAATGCCACTTTCTTATTTAGATGTTGACGGCACTTTTGCTGCTAATTCAGATGTTAAGGTTGCTTCTCAAGCTGCTGTTAAAATTTATGTTGACGATGCTGTAGCTGGTAAAACTACCGAAGCTTATGTAGATGCTGCTGTAGCTGCCGAAGCTACTTCTCGTACAGCTTCTGTTACTGATTTACAAACTCAAATTACAAACATTATTTCTAATACTGATCCTGCTTCTCTTGATTCTTTAAGTGAAGTTGTTGCTGCTTTTGAAGCTGCTGATAGTAACTTAAATAATGCTATTACTAGCTTAGCTAGTTCTGCATCTACAGCTGCTAGTACAAAAATTCCTTTATCTTATTTAGATACTGATTCAACTTTTGCTGCCAATTCAGATATTAAAATTGCTTCTCAAGCAGCTACTAAAGTTTATGCTGATACTAAAGTAGCTAAAACTACAACTGTAAACGGTCACGTATTAAGTTCAAATATTACAATTTCTGCTAGCGATGTTGGTTTAGGAAATGTAGACAATACATCTGATGCTACAAAAAATAGCGCAGTTGCGACATTAACTAACAAAACTTTAACAAGTCCAACTATTTCTAGTCCAACTTTTTCTGGAACAGTTACTGGACTTGCTTTATCATCATTGACTGGAACGCTAGCTATTTCTGCTGGTGGTACTGGACAAACTACTGCCGCTGGTGCTTTGAATGCATTATTGCCAGCTCAAACATCTAATTCTGGTAAAGTTTTACAAACAGACGGAACAACTGCTAGCTGGGTAACTCCTGCTGCATCTTCTACTCCAAATCCAACTTTGACTAATCCAACTTGGACTACTCAAAATTTAACTTTTGGTGCAACTACAAATTGGAACGCAGATAATGGTGGAGGAGCTGTTCTTACTTTAACTGGTAATACTACTATGGCAAATCCAACTAATCTTAAAAATGGCGCTACTTATGTATTAAAAGTAATCCAAGATTCAACTGGTAGCAGAATGATTACTTGGGATAGCATGTTTAAATGGCCAGCAGGAGCAGTTCCGGTTTTATCAACTTCTGCAAATAGCATAGACTTGATCTCTTTTTATTACGATGGATCTATTTTGATCGGAAGTTACTTAAGAGGTATTGCGTAATGGCTATCATGTTTTTACCACCACGAACAGTCGTGGTAAATGTTGCTTCTGCGACAGATTATAATTTATATACTGCTGCAGGTTCTTTAAAGGAGCCAGTTGCTTGTCACGTAACTGTAACTGGAACTGTTTCTGCATCGAATATAAGTACGCCAGCATTTACAGTCGGATCTGATTGGAATGCTGCGTCATGGATACATATACTTAACAGTGGAACAATTGTTGGCGCAACTGGACGAACTGGTAGTACCGGAAGTAACGGTTCTGTCACTAGTGGTGCTGGTGGAGCTGGTGGAATTGGCGGAGGTTGGAATGCAAGCCGTGTTGCTTTTAGCCCAACTGCAGGATCTTCTGGTGGAAATGGAGTTGCGCAATCTGGTCTTTCTGCAAACGGCGGTAACGGTTATGCCGGAGGAGATGGCGGAATTGCATTTTTAGGTACTAATTCTAATAGAATTGTTACATGTCTAAAAAATTATGGAAATATTACTGGCGGAGCTGGCGGAATTGGCGGTGCTGGCGGAACTGGTGCCACAGCTCCCGGCGGCGGAGGCGGAGGCGGCGGAGGCGCATGTGGTAGAAATGGACCTGTTGGGGGAGGATCTACAACTTATATTAGCGGAGGCGGCGGAGGCGGCGGAAGCGGATCAACTGGAGGACTTGGAGGTCACTCAGGATGGTGGCAATATAGCGTATCTACAGCGAATCAGCCTACTATTACAGATAATTTAATTGGCGGAAACGGATCTTCATTTACATATGGTGCTGGCGGAAGCCGAGATTATAGTAATTTTAATACTAATTATTTTAATGGTAATGGCGGAAGAGGCGGCAATCGTGAAGAGAACGGAACTGTTGGTGGATACTCTACAAAAACTGATGGAGGAACATTTTGGACCCTAGCTATTACACCTGGGGTAGGAAATAGTTTCGGAGCAGCTGGCGGCGTAAAAGGCACTACATTGGTCGGAACCAATGGCGCTACTGGAGCAAGTGGATCGCGAGGATACAGTGTATCAAACGATTCTAATATAACATGGTTAAATTTAGGCACAGTTAATGGAACGAAAGTATAAAAGGAGATTTTATGAACATTAAATACAAAATATTACAAATAGATACAACAGAGCATTCTATAATAGTCAGATTTTATACTGATGTATTAACAGAGGAAATGCTGTCATCTGTTAAATATACAGATGGAACAGTTGAAAAAAATGATGATGGAACTGTAAAAAGTTGCAGAACAGATTACAACATTAATATTTGGCAAACACCATCTCCAACTGGAGAAGAGCTTGACCAATATATTTTACGACATGCTCCGGTTCAATGGCTTGAATTGCAGGAGAGCATTATTAACCCACAAATAGACACGTCTATGTCTGGGTTAGAAGTATTAGTGGGAGTTGAAAAAACTGTCACTATTTAAATAGTTACAAAACAGGTTAAGATTAGCTTAATCTAAACTGCGTAGTATTTTACTGCGCAGATATTAACATACGATGAAACAGGAGATATAAAATGTCACGTCGTTTTCTTGGTATTAGTTCAAGTCTTTATTTAAATAAAGGCTTAGTATTAAAACCACAATCAAGTGCCCCAACTGAACCAGTTAATGGGGATATATATTATGATTCAACAGATGGTAAAGTCAAAATTTACAAAATAAACCAATGGGTAGAGTTAGCCGGAAGTTCTTCTTCTAGCGGTAGTGTTTTCACTGCACAAGGCGCTCTAGTATTCCCAGATGGTTCTGAACAAACTACAGCTTACACAGGTCAAGCTAGCGGTGGCGGAAGCAGTGCTTCTCCAGCGACTGCATCTGCACTTGGATTAATCCAATTAGCTGGTGATTTAGGCGGAACTGCTAGTGCCCCAACTGTTCCAGGTTTAGCTGCTAAAGTTGATTCTTCAGAAAAAGGTATCGCTCTTGGTATTGCTACTTTAGATGCTGATGGTAAACTTGAATCAACTCAAATGCCTGCATTAACTAAAGCTATGGTTAGTTTAAGCAATGTTTCTGATGTTGCTCAAATGCCACTTTCTTATTTAGACACTGATGGTACTTTTGTTGCTAATTCAGATGTTAAGGTTGCTTCTCAAAAAGCTGTTAAAGCTTATGTAGACGCTGCTGTTGCTGGAAAAGCTACTGAAGCTTATGCAGACGCTGCTGTTGCTGGTAAAGCTACTACTGCTTATGTAGATGCTGCTGATGCTAGCTTACAAAGCCAAATCGACAATGTTCTCTCTAACATTGATCCTACTTCTCTTGATTCATTGAGCGAAGTTGTTGCTGCGTTTGAAGCTGCTGACACTAATTTAAATAATGCTATTACTAGCTTAGCTAGTTCTAAAATGCCTTTATCTTATTTAGACAATGTTGCCTTTACTTTAACTGGGGGCCCTAGTCCATCAATCGCAAAAGTTCCATCTTCATATATTGTTAAAACTTATGTTGATGAAATGGGCGCTTATGCTATTAACACTGCCCATACATATACTTACAACCTCGTTGATGCTGAAGTTTCTTCTCGTCAAATTGCTGTTAATGCTGCTTTTAGTGAAATCACTACTGCTGTAGCTGCTGAAGCTTCTGCACGTGATGCTGCTATTACTGCTGCTGTTGCTGGAAAAGCTACTACTGCTTATGTAGATTCTGCTGTTGCTGGCGCAAGTTCAAATGTTGCTGTTGATACTGTAACTGCTGCTACTTACACAGCTACTGCATCTAACGGAGTTATCTTAGCTTCTGGCGCTGCTAATGCGATTACTATTACTTTACCAACTGCTGTAGGCTACACTGGTAAAAAATTAGACATCAAAAAAACAGACGCTACTGCAAACGCAATCACTGTTTCTGCTGTTGCTGCACAAACAATTGATGGCGCTACTAGCAAAGTTATTACAACACAATATCAAAATATTACCCTTGTCTCTGACGGGGCTAACTGGTTTTTAATTTAAGGAGATTTTTATGAGTTTTACACCAGACACAAGTAAATGGGCCGCTGGCATCGTTTACGGAGTAAATGACACAACAAAATATGGGAAAAACATGTACACTTGTATTGCATTTCACACTGCAAGTGTATTTGAATCAGATTTAGCTTCTGGTTATTGGCAATTAGTTAACGAACCAGCTTTAGGTAAAAATTACCTTGCTGGTGCTGGTTTTGAAAGCAATGGAACAGGAATGTTCTCATTATTCAATACTACATTGACTAGCAAAATCCCTACTGGAGCAATCACTGCAGGTGCTGCTTCTATTACTACTTTTAACACTACTTCTTCTGGCGCATTAGCTGGTGGATATAGTTTACAAACTGCTATCGGATCTGGCACTATCACTGCTGGCCACGGTTTTATCTCTAACAACATGACTGTTGCTCCTGAAGATAAAGCTAAAGTAATGCAAGTAAGTTTCTCTTACTCTGCAACTACTGGAAGTTCTTTGATGAACTTTTCTGGGACAAGTTCAAATACTTGGGCAGTTTATATCTATGATAACGCAAACTCAGCTTGGATTCAACCGGCTGGCGTTTACAACATGGTACAAGGAAGCGGAGTAGGAAAATGTACTGCTACATTCCAAACTCCAAGTAACGCTACTACTGTAAGAGTTGCTATCATCTGTATTACTGCTAATACAAGTGGTGCTGTTGCAATGTTATGGGATAGTTTCTACTTCGGTCCACAAAGCGTGTCTTACGGTCCAGCAATGAGTGATGCAAAATTATATACGCCGACTTTATCTACAGCTACGGGATCTATTACTAACACTACTACTTCAGCATATTGGATGCAGGTCGGGCAAAATATTAAAGTTAATGGACAAATAACATTTAGTGCAGCAAGTGCCGCATTTACAACACTATATGTATCTTTGCCGAGTGGATTTTCTGTTAATGATTCTGCAATTGCATCGTCAAATCAAATATTTTGTGGAATTGTTAGGTTTGGCGACACAGGTGTAAATAATTATTTAGGCGTTGTTAGATATGTGAAGTCATCGGCAAAAATTGAATTAGTATCTACGGTTACAAATACTTCTGACGCTGGATCTAGTGCCGATCCTGCTGTTCAAACGGCGATTTCTAACACAACTCCTTTTACTTATAATTCTGGCGATATAATTGATTTTAGTTTTGAGTTACCAATCGTCGGCTGGTCATCAAACTCTGTGATGAGTGCTGATACTGACACGCGTGTGGTGGCTTTATCTAGAGCTTCTGGCGCTCAAATCAGTGTGCCGAACACAACATACACTTATGTTGATTTCACATCTGCGTATGTTGATACACACTCAGCTTGGCGTTCAGGTGTAGGTTACAGTGCTGGAAGTTGGACAACTGCTCCAGCTTACGTTGTACCTGTGTCTGGCACTTACTCAATTAGCTGTGGCTTTTTCTTTGGTCCTTCTAATGGTTCTAAACAAGTTTTGATTTCAAAAAATGGTGCATCTATTGGTAATGGTGCAAATGATGGAACAACGACAAGCGGAGCAAATATCAATGCAAGCGCTATCCAAAATTTTGTTGCTGGAGATTTAATTCAAGTTCAAATATGGCAAAATTCAGGCGCTGCTGTATTAGAACCTGGTTCCGTAACTGCTGCTTGGTCACATCTTGAAATCCAAAGACTTTCAGGTCCAGCTACTATAGCTGCGACTGAGACTGTAAGTGCTAAATATGTTTCTAATTCTGCTTCATCCATGACTAATGATATAGCTACAAGAATTGATTTTGCACAGAAATCTTGGGATACCCATTCAGCTGTGACTCCTACAGTCGGCGGATGGAAATTCGTAGCCCCCGTTTCTGGTATTTATCAAATTTCATCTGGTATTATTATAAATGTTACTTTAGCAAATACAGTGGCATTTTCTATGGATATGAGTCTTGAAAAAATAGCTATTAGTGGGTCATCGACTGTAGATACTAAAATGTCTAGGATTGATACTTTTGGAACAGGTAATTCTTTTCCTGGAATATCTGGAACTGTTACAATTAGACTTTTAGCAGGAGAAGGTTGCCGCATAACGGCTAAACAAACCTCTGGAGCAACAAGAAGCACAACTGGCTCGTCTACAGAGAATTATGTTACTGTAGACAGAATTGGCAACTAATCTTTAGTTAAAATCTAACTAAATCTAGGGCTCAAGGGAAACCTTGGGCCCTTTTTTTTAGCCTAATCTAATCTACAACAGAATATTAATTTTTGAGGATAGTAGGAATCAAAGATGGCAATCAATTTTTTTGGCGTAAGGCACGGTTTAACTCTAGGATCTTTAACTTCAGCTCCATTATCACCACTAAACGGTGATATTTATTTTGATGGAACGCAAGGAAAATTCCAATTTTATCAAGATAATCAATGGACTACATACGGCGATCCATTAAAAGCTTATACTTTAGGTAAAATCTTACAAAGTAACAGTATTACTGGATTAATTGAAGCTTCTACAGTTGATTCTACAGTTCTAGCTTATCTAGATGCCACATCTTCAATTCAAAATCAATTAAATTCTAAAATAGAAAAATCATTAATGACTGCTAAAGGTGACATTATCGTTAGAAATGCCACTGTACCAACTGTATTACCTGTTGGTTTAAACGATTATGTATTAACTGCTGATTCAACTACAGCAACTGGTTTAAAATGGGCTGCAGCAGTTTCTGGTGCTAATACTTCTCTTTCTAACTTAACTTCACCTACGTCTATTAACCAAAGTTTAGTTGCTTCTGATACTACTAAAACCTTGGGTACTTCTTTAACTCCTTGGCTTGAAACGTGGACTTATAACCAAAAATTAAAAGGTTCCACTACTGGCATACTAACCATTAAAGCTGCAGATGCTACTACTCCATATACTTTGACTATGCCATCTGCTGTAGGATCAAACGGCCAAGTACTTACTACTGACATATCTGGCAATCTTTCTTGGACAACACCTTCTGGAACTGGAGCTAATACTAGTTTATCTAATTTAACTTTACCTACTTCTATTAATCAAGATTTAATTCCTTTTAATGATCAATTGCAAAATTTAGGCACTAACTTAAAGGCTTGGAACAATTTATACGTAGGTAGAATTAGAGACAGCTACCTAGTTGATTCTATTAATCCATTTGCTAGGGTTTTAACTGATTCTGTAGGTGGCACAGCACTTGAGTGGGCTAACTCAGTTAACCCTGGCGTAGTTTCTTATTTGGATCTTGTTCCGGCAAGTAATATTTTAAATTTTGGTAGTCTTGAAAAATATTGGGAATCTATCTATGGCCTTAATTATAAGTTTGTAGATTCAACTTCAACTAATTCAATTACTTTAAAAGCTCCAGACACATTTGCAGCTGATTTTACATTAACATTGCCATCCGATGATGGTGACGCTGGTCAAGTGTTAACTTCTGATGGTTCTGGCAATCTTTCTTGGACTACTCCTGCAACGACTGGCGCTAATACTGCTCTTTCTAACTTAACTTCTCCTACTTCAGTTAACCAAGATTTGGTACCACAGCTTAGTTCATTAAATATGGGTTCAAGTGCAAGATATTGGAATAATATTTTCGTTAAAAGATTGTTTGCAATAGATAACACTGCAGCAATTGATATTAGCGATACTGGTTTAACTCATACCAGATACTTAAAAGATTCTGGTACTCAAATTGCATTATCTTGGAACCAATACGGCGTTGGTATTCAAACTAAATTATTACCACTCCAAACTGGTGTTGATCTCGGAAGTGTTGTTGATAATGCGGTTTGGGCTAATGTATATAGCTCAAATTATAACTTCAATGATTTAGATGGAAATGTTTTAACATTAACAGCTCCGGCTGGAACTGCTGCAATTACATCACACACTTTAACTTTACCTGGTGCACAAGGCGCGGCGGCTACAGTATTAACTAATGATGGTGCAGGAAATCTCACTTGGTCTACTCCTGCTGGTACTGGTGCTAATAAATCTTTATCTAACTTAACTTCTCCAACCTCAGTTAATCAAGATTTAATTCCTAGTACTACTTCTATTAATTTAGGAAGCTTACTTAAACCTTGGAATTTAGCCTACATTGGTTCTATACAAAATGCTTTAGACAACACAGCTATTGACGTAATTAATAATCTTTTAATTGCAACAGACGGGTCTGCTTCATTAGACTGGGATAGTAGGAATTTATCTGACTCAACTGGTGCGTATTCTCTTTATTGGAACACAAGACAACTAGTTAATTCAATCGGTGACATTATATTAGATTGGTCAGGCTTATCTGATTTATCTATTTATAAAAACATTATTCCAGCATCTGGGTATACGCCAACTCTTGGTACAAATTCTGCTCCGTGGACTAACGTATATACTAAAGGACTTAAATTCCTTGATTCAACAATACACGAGATTTCAATTGTTGCACCAACTACTGTTACAGCTTATACCCTAACTTTACCTTCTGCTCACGGTTCTAACGGTGAAGTACTAACTACTGATGGTACTGGGCATCTTTCTTGGGGAACTCCTGCTGGAACTGGTGCTAATAAATCTTTATCTAACTTAACTTCTCCTACATCTGTTAATCAAGATCTAATCCCTAGCACAACATCTATGAATTTAGGTAGTTTGGCTAAGCCTTGGAATTTGACATATATTGGGTCAATACAAAATGCTTTAGATAATACCGCTATTGATGTAATCAACAATTCTTTAGTTGCAACAGATGGTAATATATCTTTAGATTGGTCTGCAAGAAAAATATATGACTTAAGTGGTTCCGTTTCATTAGACTGGTCAAGTATAAGTTATATTGCATCTAATAAGGACATTGTTCCAATATCTGGGCTTAGTAATGATCTTGGTACAAATATATCTCCATGGAATTACGTAAAAACTGGAACTGTTAGTTTAGTTAATGCATCGGCTCACTCTGTTAATATAACAGTTCCGTCATCAATTACACCGCATAATCTAGTAATGCCTTCTACTCAGGGCGCGGTTTCAACTGTATTGACTAACGATGGATCTGGTAATCTTTCATGGACTACTGTTTCTGGAACTGGAGCCAATACTGCCCTTTCTAACTTAACTTCGCCAACTGCTGTTAGTCAAGATTTAATCGCTGGAACTTCTGGTCTCAATTTAGGTAACAACACAACTAGATGGAATAGCTTGCACGTTAACACTATTTCAAATACTTCAAACACCACTGCCATTAATTTATCTAATGATAGACTATTTGATTCTTCTACTAATCTGTCATTGGATTGGAATAATAGATATTTAGTTGACGGTGTTGGAGACATTGCTGCACACTGGGGAAGTAGATATTTACAGGATGCGTCAAATCATACTTCATTAGATTGGTTAAATAGATATTTATATGATTCTGCTGGATCATTATCGCTACAATGGAGTGGTACAACTGAAATTTTTTCTTATAAAAACATTATTCCAGATTCTGCATTTAGTAGATCATTGGGAACATCTTTAAACCCTTGGGGTAGTACGTACTCATCTTCTTTCAGATTTGTAGATGCTGGATCAAATGTTATTAGCCTTTTATCTCCATCTACAATTACGCCGTACAGTCTAACAATGCCGCCAGCTCAAGGGGCAGCTTCTACAGTACTGACTAATGACGGTTTTGGTACTCTTTCTTGGGCAACGCCTTCTGGAAGCGGTGCAAATACTACTTTAAGCAATTTAACTTCTCCTACGTCTGTTAACCAAGATTTGATTCCATCTGCTAATAATACACACGATCTTGGTAGTACGGCAAAAATTTGGGGTAATTTATATACAAGCAGTCTAAAAGACACTAGCGATGTTTTAATCCTCGATACGGCTTCTAGGGAGCTATATGATTCGTCTGGGGTCAGTAGTATTCTTTTCGGAACTCGTTCATTGATAGATTCTTCTGGAATAGCAAGTGTTAATTATGGTAGCCGTACTTTATATAATTCATCAGGAAATGTTCTTGATTGGTCTGGTTTTTCAGAAGCAGTTGTTCATAAGAATTTAATACCTGCTGGCAACTTGTCGCAAAGTTTAGGTGATGCTAATTATGGTTGGTTAAATACCCACACTAAAAACGTAGTACTACACGATGCTTCAACACATACAGTTACCCTTACTGCTCCATCATCAGTTACATCATATACATTAACATTACCAGCAGCACAAGGCGCTAGTGGCCAAACTTTAACTAATGATGGACTTGGGGATCTTTCTTGGACAACACCGGTTCCTTTTGCTTCTCCAACCTTTACTGGCACGGTTACGACTACAGACATTAAAGCCACTAACTTAGCATCTGCAAGTGATACTGCAAGAGGTATCGTTTATACTGATACTTTGGGTAATTTAGAGATTGACACTTTAGATTTAATATGGGACGAGACAAATAAGCGTTTAGGTATAAATCAACAAGGTTCTGTTTCTTCAGCAACAGTTGACATACACTCGACTACTTTCACTGTTCCAATAGCTCAATTCAATCAAAAAAGCACGACTCAAAATTCTAGCAGCGGCTCTATAATCCAATTGCAAACTGACCCAAGCGCAGCTATGTTATCTGGATCTAGAATAGGCGTAATCCAATTTGCTGGGGCTACAGATGCAAGTCACACAACTGCAATTGGTTCTGGAATTAACTCTATTGCAACTGAAAACTGGACATCTTCTGCCAACGGTTCAAAAATGGGTTTTTATACAACCCTAAATGGAACAACTGGAAGAGTTTTAGCTTTACAATTAGATCACAATCAAAATGCATCATTTTCAGCAAATGTATCAATAACTGGGACAACTTCTTTAAGTAAAGAAATTGTTGCAACTCAAATAACCACTCCAACAAGTCCATCAGCAGGAACTAATAAAATATACGCTAAATCAGATAACAAGTTGTATATTTTAAACTCTGCTGGTGTAGAATCACAAGTAGGCGGTGGCGCAACTAGTTACCTAAGCGTTATAGTGAATTCTTCTTCTACTTATGCATTGACATCATCAAACGATGTTCTTGTTTGTGATTGCACATCTACTAGCCAAACTATTACTCTTCCGTCGCCGACTGGCTTAAGCGGTAAGGTTTTCAATATCAAGAAAACTGATAGCACAGCTAACACTATTACTATTAGTGGCGGCACAATTGATAGCGATGGAGCTATAATAATCAGTGCTAAAAATGAGTCAAAAACTTTAGTTACTGACGGTTCTGTTTGGTTCATAATCTAACATAAAAATCATGGACTGTCTAATTGTTAGACAGTCCTAAACTATTAAAAATAAGATATTTTTTAAAGAAAAAAATTCACTTTTTATTAAAATTAGCCTAATCTCATTCATATAAGATAAATATATGAGTTAAGAAACACTTTTCAGGATTGGGAATGAAAAATGCGCAATTTTCTTGTTGTTAAGAACGGCTTAAATTTACGTCCACAGGCTTCTCCACCATCGACTGCAATTGATGGAGATATTTACTATAATTCAATTGAAAATAAATTTAAACTTTATGAAGATGGGCAATGGATTACTCCAGGAGAGCGCGGAAATACGCTACCATCAGGAACATTACTTGATTTTGCAGGCTCAACTGCACCATCTGGTTTTTTAATTTGCGCAGGACAAGAAATTTCTAGAACTACATACTCTTCGCTTTTTTCAGCCATAGGTACATACTACGGATACGGAAATGGAACGACTACTTTTAATATCCCAGATTTAAGAGGAACAATCATAATCAACAAGATTATCAAGATTTAATCTGAGGGAAGCATGGATTCATACGACTGGCAAAATGAGTGGACTAGCCCTTGGGTTAATGATAATAAAAAAGACGAAGTAAAATGTGAATGTGGCGTTCATATTACATACGGTAAAGATTGTCCCGTAGAATACCATTCAGAATGGTGTCCGTTGCATATAAATAAGAACAAACCTGAGCCGGAAAAAGGTGATGGTTACGATGACTATTACTAATGGAGTAATGTATGATTTCATTAAATGAATTATTGTCTGGAAATAAATTAGAAGAGCTACCTAAAGAGCATCAAGAAAACATCAAAAAGCTTTTGGAAAAAATTAACATGGTTAGAACTGCTTACGGTAAGCCAATGACTGTTACATCTGGATATAGAAGCATGAAGCATCATTTAGAGATATATGCCGCTAAAGGAATTACCGATAAATCTAAAATACCAATGAAAAGTAAACATCTTTATGGATTTGCTGTAGACATTCACACTCCAAATCAAGATTTGCATAAATGGTGTAAAAATAATGTTAACGAGTTAAAGAAGATTGGTATTTGGATGGAAAGTTTCGATGCTACACCGAACTGGACCCACATGCAAATAGTGCCATATGGGTCGTATAAAGAGGGCTCATCTCTTTGGTTTAACCCTTGATTCTTGTTTCAATATAATTAATTATAATTTCTGCAATTTCAGGTTGATCTCTAAACGGATACCCACTCCAATAATCTGTTATTGGTTTTTTCCAATTTGGATGCAATTTGCAATATAATTTGATCCAAAAGCTACCAGATGTATTCATTACAGAGAGGATTTGGTTGCTTTCTCTGTATGGGGTTACAAATACGTTAACTAGTAATTCTAAGAGTAAGAATGGGTAGCAAAATATTAATAATGGATATAGGTACCTAATTCTAGCTGCTTGAATTAAGAATCCAATTTGACCTGGGTGCAAAGGATCTCTGCTTTTGTACCAAAGCTTCTTAACGTTTTTTTGGTCATGTGTATTTTGACAAAAGAAAGCTCTTTTTGCGTGACTATAGAATAATTTTTTTGCTGCTGATTCAGAAAATTCAGTTTTGCTTGAATTCAAACCTGCCATTAGGCACAGCAATTGATCTCTAGTAAAATTATTTGGATTATTGTTATTATTTCTTGTTTGTGTTGGGTGTCTAACTCCAAGACCATCTTCGTTAACAAAATCATCCACTAGAAATCTATCTAAAGACTCACCTGACATAGCAAGTAATCCCGTTACGCGAGCAGAATCTCCACCATCCATATATGTTTCATCGAACGGATCATGTTGGCAAACTATGCCTTTTTCGCCTCTTCTAATCATAATAACTCCTAGTGCTTAATAAGCTTTGTAGCTTCATCCATTTTCATTTGGAACAATGCTTTTAAAATTTCGTATCTTTTAGATGGATCAGTTTCATATTGTAAAGCCATGTTAATGGCAGCTTGGAAATCCTGCATGTTGTTAGAGATTTCTAAAATTTGTACTAATGTTGGATTTACGTCATAAGATGATTGTGCCATTGTAACCTCCATATATTAATATTATATGTAAAAGTATCAGTGTTGTCAATCGTTTTAAGCTATTCTTCAGTATTTGGCTTAATTACAGTTAAAGATCCTCTATTTTTAGGTGTTTTTGGCTGTGGATCTAGAAAGTCTAATAAAATCTTTTGTCTGGCTAACGACTCTTCTCTAAGAATTGCTAATCTTTGTAGCTCAATTTCCATTTTCTTTCTTGAAAATCGTATGTAGACGCCTAAAATTATGATAACGCTTATTAAAAAAATATATTCCATTGTATCCCCCAATTAATCTTTTTCCCAAAGTAATTTTTTAGTAAAGTGATGTCTAATAAAAATACGGCCATAATTATTAACAACTTCTCCTCTAAGCTTGCCAGCTCTCCATGAGTTTTTGGCAAACCTTCCAACAATAATTTCTATTTCGTCAAAATCTAATTCAGTTAATTCCATTGCTAATTCAATATTATTTTCATCAGAAAGATAAAATGTTTCCATTTAAGCCTCCTATCTATACAATTCATCCAAATATTCATCCCAGTGTTCGTATAGATATATTGGAAATTCTTCGCTTACAGAGTATGTATTCATAATGCTAACTGGATAGCCATCAGCATTAACGGAATCATTGTGTCCTTTGCGCAAAAGGCAATGTGCTAATTCATGGTGTATAACAGTTTGCTTATCTAATTCGCTAGAAATGGCCCAATACTTTCTGTCAATAGTAACTTCTGGAGTAACCATATTGCTATTAACAAAACCAATAGTACAAACGCCCAATCTATGTGGAGGAAGATCACCAAATTCTAATATTAGATTGTCAGTCTTTGTAAGATCTACACCTCTAGACAGACCATCATTAATAAAATCTTGGTAATATGGCTGTAAGTCGGAATTAATTGTTAAAACTTTAACAAAAGACTTTCCACAACCTGCTAACACTAGAAATAATAATGGTAAATATTTCATGTTATCTCCAATGTAATAATTTTAACACAAAATGATAGAAATAACAATATTTTTCATTAATTATTTCAAATTGATACATCTAACTGTGAGACGCTATTAAGTAAAGTGTTGCAAATACTCCAGAAAAGGCCAGAATTCCCCAAATCGTAATCTCAATCCAACTAATTTCTCTATACTTACCCATTTTTCCTCTCTATTCAACGTGATTTTTACGCTCTTCATCCATTGCTTCAGTGAGAGTATACCCAACAGTACTTTCAACAATAGATCTAGCTTTAAATCCAATAATAAACGAAAGAATCATGCTTACTGGCATTGGGTTTTGTAAGAACTTTCCTGCCAACACACTTACGCTCATTGAACCAAGAATTGCTAGCAACAAACTTAAAATAACAATATTCCATACTTTCATTTTAATCTCCGTATAATCCATTATCTCTTAAGACTTCTCTGTATATTTCTGCCAAAAGGTCTATAGCTTTAGCTACATCTTCATTTTCAGTAAGATCATTCAATTCTTTATTTTTATAGCCATGTTTGTAAAACGGTCTAAACACTTCATTCCACATATCGTCTATGGCGATGGACATTTTTACTGCTTTTTGGGCTAATTCAAAATCTTCTTTATCATCAGGCATGTCGTATTTAACATATATTTTCATAAAATCCTCTGCAACTGGCATTTTGTCTACTTACAGATGTTTTGAAATTAGAACCTCTGTATTTTGTACACTATATAATACCACAAATTATTTGCGTCTTTCTCCACAGATGACACAATAGTCATAAGTATCTATGAACCCGACATATGTGGAATATTGATGCGTGTGGCCGTCATCGCCTTTGTCTTCATCTTGTGTCGATTGGGACGTATTTGCTTGGCTTGGTGCGGTATTTGAGCTTGATTGTGTATTTTGATTGACAGCAGGTGCCGGATTGTATAAAGGATTAACTGTATTTCCAGTTGTGTGAAGTACGGAACCTGTTAATTCGTTTGCATATGGGAAGTGAAAATGGCTTAAAATTCTATAAATACCACTAAATATTTTTATATTAACTATATTATTTGATTGATCTATAATTGAATGGTTATCATATCGGAACATGAACTCAGTATTCTCTTTGTATACCGAGTTTTTAACTTCTATTAGAAATCTATAATCTATTCCGTAAGTCATTTCGGTAATTTTTACTAAATCACTTGAGCCAGGTAAGGCCATGCGTTCCAATAGAGAATCAGACTCAACTGTTGCAAAAGTTGGTTTCGGCTCATTTTTGTCATAGTATTTAATAAAATATATAGACTTCATAAAATCTCTTATTTTTTATTTGATCGCCATTTGCCGTCTAAAGCGTTAATTAGCTGAACCTGACCATTATCATAGACCAAGGCGCTACAGTGTACCCAAGAGCTAGGCCCTTTGTTATATCCTTGTCTTAGTTTGCTAGTTGTTCCAACTTGAAATGCTTTTTTGAAGATACCTGGCGTATGGCTATGTCCGAATACACCTTTAGAAAAAGACTTAGCTAAAGACTTAATGGCACCTTTAGACCCGTTGCTTGATCTATCTCCATGCGCACCGGCATGTACGTCTCCAATTAAATAGTCTTCATTTACACCTAAGAACTTTATCTTTTTATGGTGTTTACCAACGCCTACAAGGTTAATTCCATGCTCTAATACATCTTTATTCGTGTTTACAACTTCTGCTGCTAATTGGCAACCAAGTTTAAAGTTAATAGGGTCTTTCATGAATCCACCGCGTTTAAGATAACGATCTAAGAAGTCATCGTGGTTAGACTTAACAATTACACCTTTTTTAACAGATGGGATGGATAATACGTCATCTAAGATATCTCTGACTAATTTAAGTTCGTTCTCTAGAGAATTTTCTCCAGACATAGCTAATTCAGCTCTAACTAAAGCATCTTGTTCTGTCCAGTGGCTAATGGATTTACCATCAAATGTATCGTGGAATACTACTTGGTATGCTTTAACTTCTTTAATAATTTCTTTCCAAGCATTAAGAGCTTTAATGTCATGCTCACCTGCGTGTAAGTCGCCCATTATAAATGATACTTTTACTGGTACGCACTTGTTTTTAGAATACTCTTTACCCATATGGCAGAAAGATCCGTTCTTATCTGCTTGTACTTGTGTAAAGTGGAAAATGTTATTATCAGCAATTTCTACTATAATTCCACCAATAACATGTTGGAATGTTGCAATGTAGCTAGTTCTAAGGGAGTTGCCTTTAGTTGTATTGTAATTCGGTAAAGTTATAGCTCCTGTAGTCATACGTGCGTGTGGCAAACGATTAGCACTAACAGCATCGTACTCAAGAGATTGTTTAGGAGATGCAAAGATACAAGAGCCTTCTTTTTGCGATAATTCAGACAATCCCGTTACAGGGTTAATTTGCTTGGCAGTAACTCTAATTCCGCTAATCATTAAATTGCTATTAAGTCTTAAGTCTTCAAAAATGTAATCAAACTCAGTGTGCTTAATATTTTCATCAAACATCCAGTTAACTTCAGAATCAAGATTATGCGCTGGGTCATGGGATGGTAATAAGATTAATTTAGCTTTATTAATTTTGCAAAATTGGTTAATAGATGCTAAAAAATCTTTGTGTACAGCTTGTCCTGCAATCGCAGTTGTAATAAAAAATTTATTGTATTTTTTTACTCTAGAATGTATCTTTTTAAGATTGGAATTAGATAAGTAATCGTCTAAGCTAAGTTCATTTTTAAATGCGTCTGGATGTCTTTCTTTTGCAATTTTTCTTAAGTTGCCAATTGTGCCAAAGTGGTGTCTCATAGAATCGCGAGACAAGCCTGCAGCGATAAGATCGCTTCTTTTAGGAAACAGAATTCCAGATTTTACAAGGTTTGCATATATCAAAATTAATTTACTTCTTAGAGCTTCTGTTCCGTGGTTTTTATTTAATTTAGGCATTTTATCTCCTCGATTACCTTAATCGTAGCATTTTTGACATATACTGTCAACTATATAGTTATATCTTGTTTAATTTTATTGAAAGTTGTCTCACTATCTTCATAAAAGTCTACTTCATGTATCGGACCTTCGCGGAAAGAGTAGTCTACACTTGAGATTCCAAGTTTTGCCAGCAATTCATTAAATCTGAAATCTGGATTTTTTTCAGCACACTTCCTGATCAATTCTAAAATTTTTATATTATAATCTAACCGTTTCATTTGTGGACTCCGATAACATTGACAATATTTTGCTTGTCAAAGAAATTTTTTCTTATATAATTATATGCTCTGATTGTATTATGACAATCAGCTAATGCGTTATGTGGATTTCCGTAGGTTGAATCCCAACCAATGCCAAATCTTTTAAGCACTTCTTCCAGAGAGCCTTTGATGTTAAGGTCATACCCCATGGCAATTAACTGGTATAGCTGCTTAATGTCTTTATTGTTTCTTCCTAATGGGTTTTCATTCCATAGTTTAGAATTAGGATCTGCTTGTTTCCAAAGCATTTCGGAATCGCCAGAACCCCATGTAATAGGGGCTTTGGCTAATTTATGTTGTTTTATAAACGATATTAACTCTGTATAATTATAGATTAAAGAATTGCTTCGACTAACAGTCTCGTTAGTTATACCGGTTAGCTTAGTTATGTCTGGATGAATTTCTTCCGTGGTATATATAAATCTATTAAAGGTGTCTATTATAGACTCCCTTTTAGTATCATACGCTATGGCACCAATCTCTATGATTGTCTTGGTGCCTTGGTTAAATTCTAGATCCAGTATAAGCTGTTTCATAGTTATAAAAATTTGGCCGCTAAATCAGCCAATTCTGACCTTTCACCTTTAGTGAGTGTTACACTCGCTACAATTTCATTGTCTTTTAATTTTTCGATTGCGTGAACAAGACCGTTATCAGTTGCATCTAAATATGGGCTATCAATTTGGTTTGGGTCTCCAGTAAGAACAATCTTAGTACCCTCTCCAACTCTTGTTAGGATAGTTTGAATTTCATGTGCTGATAGATTTTGAGCTTCATCTATAAGGATGAACTGATTGGGGATACTTCGACCTCTAATATATGTCAAAGCCTCAATTTTAATCATACCTTGCTCAATTAATTCTTTTGCTCTGTTAGTAGAGTGTTTGTCCCCACCTAGAATAAACTCTAAATTATCTACGATTGGTTGAATCCATGGAGCTAATTTCTCTTCTAAAGTGCCAGGTAGATACCCAATATCTTTTCCCATTGGAATAACGGGTCTACTTACCAAGATTTTATCGTATTTACCTTCATCAAGAGTTTTAAACAAAGCCGCTGCTATTGAAATTAAAGTTTTTCCTGATCCAGCAATCCCTACTAAGGACAC